ATTCTGGGTGAGGAGGGTGATATAATTGAAGCCGTTGCGGAAGCGGGCCCCAAACCCTCTTCCGAGACACAGGTGCTTCTTACGCATCATCCTGAAATTTGGGTCGATTACACCGACGCGATTCTACAGAAACTCGATAATAAAGACCGAGTCTGTTTTCCCTTTCTGACGCAATTTGAGAAGACGAAGGTCTTGAGTTTTCGTGCATCGCAACTGGCACAGGGAGGGAGACCCTACATTGCTGTGCCTGATGAAGTAACCGATGTATATACGATTGCGAAGATGGAACTCAAGGAACGCCGTCTACCGTTTATCGTAAAGAGACCGCTCCCGGATGGAGATTACGAGTATTGGCGTCTATCCGAACTACTAATCTTTGATTGAACCTCCCCACACATCAATGCGCAATTCTGGAGGTATCCACCCCTCGTCTTTTTCAGTAAATCCGAACGCATCATAAAATTCCTTAAAATGTCGTAGCACCACGTTTACTCGTAGTTCAGGTGGTGCATGACTATCGCTTTTAAGCGCCTGTACTTGTGCTGCTGTTCGATTCTTGAAGGCCCACGACACTGCATAGGCCGTGAAAAACTCGCGCAAATCTGCCATCTTTTGCTTCTCTGTTGGCTTCGTTCTAGTCCACAGACCACACATAACGTCCATACACATAGCGATGGCGCCAAAATCGGCCAAATTTTCGCCGAGCGTCAATTCACCATTTACCGTTGACCCTGCAAATTTATGCTGGTCGAACTCTTTGACTAGAGCCCGTGTCTTAACTTTATAAAGTTCAACGTCAATACTTGTCCACCAAGGATAGTTATTACCATATTCATCATATTTATGACCCTCTTCGTCAAACCCGTGTGAAATTTCGTGGGCCATAACATTTCCAACACCGGCCAAATTTTTGATAAAACTCTGCTCCAGCGAAAAAAACGGTGCACCTAAAAAGCCCATAGGGACGCAGAGTTCATTCAATTCAGCATAGTAATAGGCATTTACGTCAAAGCATGAATTATTCCACAGTCGGCGTTCATCGGACCCGGTCAATTTACTAAATTCATATCGTGTAGCCCCCTGTAGTAAAGATAAAACGTTCGCCATAAACCCCGTACCCATTTCAAGTCCTGCAAATTCGTTTAACCAGATGCGTGGAAATCCAATTTTTAATTTCATCTTTTGTAATTTATAAACGGCAATTTTGCGAGTATCTTCAGAGAGCCATTTAAGTGCCAGAACCCGTTTCTGTGCTGCCTGGTGAACGAGAGAATAGAGTTCTGCTGCGCCAGCGCGAATTTTTGCGAAATTCGCAGAATTTGCCGAGACCCAGAGATTTCCTAAAGAATCCTGAGCCAAATCGCTACAGACAACAAGAGCCTCGTAGTCTTTACTGTGATGTTTTGTCTGACCCTTGATAATTCGCATATAGAAGTCAAAATGAAGAGAACTGTAAGGCGCTGGTAGTAATTCCATAAAGGCCGAGTATACACAATAGTTGAGCCACGTGGTCCAAAATTTTTTAGATTTTGACCCCAGAAATTCGTCAATTTTTTTCATATACTCGATATTGGACACAATTATTGGTGTCTTGGGTATTTCTAGCCCACAAATCTGAAATAGAGTTTTAAAATTAGTGTTTGGAAATTGTACACAGAGTCGCTCATAGGTCATCGGGTTATAACGTTCCATAACAGAATCGGCATCTTCTGTAGCGGGATACAGGGAGGCCAACGATTTTTCAAGAGCAAACATGGTTTGGCCAAAATTTGGAATTTTTAAGAGCCCGCCAACGTTTGTCAGATATTTTTTGTATTCTTTAGAAATTTCTGTTTCAGTAAAATAATCCTCTTTCGTTATTCCTAAATCGAGTGGTGCTACGTGAACGCAGAATTGTTTCGTATTTCGTTCATCATAGGCAACTCCGATAGAAATCGGAGCATCTATACCGTATGAATTAAGGTATGCGATTTTTTGTATCGGTGTATCGAGGCTATCCATTTTCTGTATTAAAGCGCTAACAGTATTCAAATCATCCGAGCGCCCGTTGTAAAAACTCTCTACGAACACACCTAATGGAGTTCCGCGAGTTCGCTCTTTTTGTAGAAGAGCAATAAGTTCGTTACGTATCTTTTCTTCAAGTTCATCGAAGACACTATAGGAAGTATCGTCGGCCGGTATTGTATGACCCGAAAGCCACTTCTTATTTATCGAATTATAAAAGTCGAGTAGATTCATATCCCTATTTAATCAATATGTAAAATATGTACTCGGTTGTACACATTTTATATTATTATAGTTCATCGTGTGCGTACAACAGCAACAGATTTTGTGTATTTATCGTCCATGAAAGACTGTACTAGTTTAGTATAGACTTCGGGGCTTATGTGAATAGTTCGTTTTTTTTTTTGTGTGTATTTATTACGTACCCGACGACGGGAGGAGTCGATGGGGCCTGGGGCTATTGGGGCATATCCTCCATCATCCCCAAGTATATTCATGTCCTATTTATCATATTTGATTTTAAATAATAGACTATTAATTAGGCGCCGTATATCCTCGAAAAGATCCGGTTGGGCCATTATAAAGGCCGCCAAACCCATAATACCGACGGGACTGGAGATTCCACGAGCATAAGAAGCCAAATATTCGATATAGTATAAGGCAAACAGAATATGTAAAACTTGGAATATAACACGTAGAAATTCGCGAGTTAATCCTGTAATAGTTTGACCGTAAACTTTACATTTCGTTTCACCATCTTTGAAGGCACACGTCTTTACACCTAATGCTTGGGTGCTGACCATATCAAGAGATAAACCAAGAACCATCGGTACTAAAAAGAATTTTCCAAATCCGACAAGAAGCGAAGGTTCAGTAGAATGTACACTGGTTAGTGAGTTAGTAGAATAGGAGTTCATTCTCCCTCTAAAGAAGGAAATTGTGAAGTTTCAGACCATGCACTGCGTAGGCGTATCATAGCATCTGGCGCTTTGGCTGGCATTTTACCATTACGCAAAGGTCCAGCGAGATATTCTGCAGTTATTTCGTGTGGATGCTCGAGTTGATGAACACTTGAACCAAAAAAGCGAATCCAATCCTCGGGAGGAGTATTGCGTATTACGCGGTCCTGCTCATCCCACCATAAGACGGGAGAACCACTTAATGATAGATTTTTGCTACTCGGATAGACGGGAACTGACCACCAACGAGCATTCCATTGCGCCCATGGTTTATGAGCCGTGTCAGGATTGGCTCGAATAAAGTCCGTCAGTTCCAGTGGCATTCCCACAGGCGGTGCTGTATAAAGTTCATAGTTCCATGCAAGACGGTAGAAGCGCTCCCACGTTTCGGGCATCTGGCGTTGCAATAAATGGATTTTTTCATGCTCTAGGACTTCGACAAGTTTTCCTTCTGGAAACCCAACCGGTATCGCAATGACATCAATGGCTCGTGTATGGGGCAGACCCTGCTCACACGATTTCGGAACCGTCCATATCCACGCACTCAAGTCGCCGAATTTACGATGGACCTTAACAATCGGCTTACAATCGGCGCCCTTGCGTGCTGCTTTGTCCAGGTCAGACCAATTATCAGACCAATCGTATGTGTCGAAGCCCTCTTTTTGTGAAATTGCGTACCAACTTAATAAAATGAATGCGACAGCCACTACTGCTGCAAGCCACACAAACATCCCTACTGTTTTAAAGACCTTTCCCATTCGAGTAGAACGTGTATTGGCCAATGGTCGCTCCACCAGAGTTTAGATAAGACTGCTACTTCGAGTACATGTGGTACTACTTCTCCTAAAAGAGTTACGACATGGTCAAGGTCTTCACCGGTCGATTCAAAGGTGTGTTTGGACATTCCGAGACGCTGTCCAGTCAAATATACCATATCTGTATGAGGTTCTTCCTCCGAATTTATGTCCCCAACAATAAGACTTCGCTGCTCCGATTTCTTCAAAAAAGTTAAAATTTGCGTGGCCTGCTTTTTACGAATTTCACGAAATCCGGTAAAACTCGTAAAGACGTAATTGACGGGATGATCCGCCTGAAGATGGGTATTGATTAGTTGTAGAGAAGAGCCAGATATATGCTCTAGATGTAGCCAATGGAACCCCTTATTAACAATTTGCTCCGCGCCAATGCTGTCATGAAACGCCTCAAACGCCGACCCCTTAATTTTCCACTCAGCAGTACGAACAGCAGTAATAAGCCCAGAACCAAAAAAAGTTACCGTATCATCGGGCTTCAATACAGTATAACCGTTTTCTTCCAGTGCCCCTGTCAACAAAGAAATACGCCCCGCAGTAAACACCTCCTGTAAACACACAATGTCATAGTCTGACCCGTGGAACCATTCGGCAAGCGGTGTCGTCCAACTTTCGAGAATAAACGGCAGCCCATGAACATTATATGAAAAAATTTTAATGCGCATCCCTATAATAAGTCGGGATTACTGCTTCCAGCGCTTACCGCAGTTTAGGCAACTTACGAAGATAGTCATCGGTTCATCCGCCGAACGTGTCTGCATCTCGTAATATGTACACTGCCGCTTATTACACCGATTACAGCGGAACTGGTCGGTGGCCATATCCTTGTTACCCTCCAGTAACTTGGCCTCGCGCTTCATACGCGTCTCAATCAGATTGTGCCAATTTTCAGGAAAGAGTTCGTTGAAATTCATGAAAGCCACGTCGTGAGGCTTAAATTCTCCCTCACGCAGCCGCTCAAGCAGACGCGAATTCTTGACATAGGAGTTCGGTGACAGATTTGTAATAGCACGCCGTGCCATAATTGTGTACATGTGGACAAAGAAGGGATTTTCCCAATTGCGTCGAATCTTGCGATGCTCGGATTCCTGTAGACTTGCGTTATAAATACCAATTTCCAGGTCCTTCTGCTCGACGTCTGAAAGATGCTGACCGAGTACATTCTTAATAGTTGTCTTAACACTTTCACGGTGACTCATTTGAAAAATAATATAGTCTACTAAATGAACTCAACTTTAACTCCATTTAACCTCGAAATATGGAAAAATTGAAATCACACTACCCAGTAGTTTGATTGTACAGGTCACTCAACAAAGTGACAAAATGGCCGCCCTTCAGGCAAACATCAACGCCATCGCGAATGTGCTGACGGTTATCCGGACCGGCGAGAAGGCGATTCGCGCCGCCGAGCGCGCTATCGCTAAAGCACGTTCAGAGGACAAGTTCATTGCTCGCCTCAACTTGGCTGCTCTCGAGAAGCGCGTGCTGCACCGTGTCACTTCAGCACAAACGAAGGCGCACAAGGTTCTCTGTCCCGCCGTCTAAACCACTCGAACAAAATAAATAGAATAAAAAGGAGCCCAATGGAGCAGTGCCTTTTTTGTCTCGAAGAACACACAGAAAACAATGTAGTTATAAAAATCGACTTCGGACAATACTATGAAGCCCCCGTTTGTACTTGTAAACTATACACGCATGTTGGCTGTTGGTCTATATTTATTTTACACAAAGGTCGTACGGAATGTCCTATTTGTCATAAAATCTATATAATAAATACACCAGTAAATGAACACCAACAACATTATATTATAATACACAATCGCGTTTATCAAAATAGCAGTCCACCAGAGAATAATCGATGTAAGAATATAGCGTTCCGTCTTCCAATACTAATTTTTTGTATATTTATACTTTGCTGTGCTATTTTTATACTCGTACATCGCTAACCTAGATAGGATAGTCCTCAGGTTTGAGTTCCTGTGCAGACATCCACTTTGCAATCTTCTTGAAGCCACCAGACGACTTGATGCGTAGCGTAGGGCGCACATCAACCTCTTCTTCATCTTCATCATCGTGATTGGCAGTATCATCCATATCTTCCTCATCTGCACCCTCATCCTCCTCAAAATCCTCTTCCTCCTCGTCCTCTTCCTCCTCCTCTTCTTCTTCCTCTTCACCATCACCAATGTCCTCAAAGCCGCCAAACTTCGTATTATAGAACTTCTTGTACTGCTCAACCGTAAATGAAGTAACTGCGCTACCAGACTTTGCTACAATACAGGCATCACCGAACAGCAGAACCTCGTCGTGCGGAGGGGGTAGTTCATTCTTATTTTCTGTTCCAGCGCGACCCTCCTTGTAGCCATAGAGAGATAGAGTCAGTTTCTGCCAGGGCCAAGAGCCAATTAGTGCAGGCGCCTTTGCTCGCTTAAGAACTTTAGATAGACCCTGTTCGATATCACCAGCCGGTAACATGCCAGCCTTCGAATCACCTTTCGCTGATAAGACAATAAAACTTGACATCTTTTTAACAGCCTATTGACTTGTAAAAAGAGCTCAACTTTAGGTTCATTTTAATGAAGGTATTAATCGAAGCCATATATCGACTTGCATCCGAACCTACGCTATTTAGTTCAGTCGAAGCCAGCGAACGAACAGTCTATATCTGGTCTACAAAACGGGCCTATCTTGAACCAGAAAAATCGTATTGTGTTGTTGAGCGCCAATCGATATTTACAGAGCAGCCGAGTCTCACTGGTTGTATCGAAGTCTGGAACCCAGCAACAGAGCAAACAGACCCACCTAAGAAACCAGATGATTCGTGGACAGAGACAGTTAAACAGATACAACTGGAGCAGGTGCAACTAGAGTGGCATCCACTTGAGCACCAGATACGTCTGTCGTGGCAACAGTCGCGGAAGTCTCTAGAACAGGGACTGCTGCTATCACAGGCACAACAGCAGATTCTACAACTTGGGCTAGAGTTTCCGCCACTACCTTCTCTGCTTCCTTGAGTGTCGTCGCACCCGATACATCCACGGTCACGATGATTTTGTCAAGGATCGACCCGGAGACATCGGTTACAGAGTTAGCGATTTTTTCGAGAGCAGGGTCAATCGGAGGTATAACAGCGACTGGCGCGATACCACCGCACAACCGTGGAAACCATGACCATGTCGCGGGCTTCGGTAAAGAATGTACAGCAAGTTCAACAAAATCCGCTAAACCTGTGCTTACTAGTGTGTCGAGTTTTGTACGAATCGGCCCAGGTAGACTGGCCAAATGCGCCTTCATAAAGTCGCTCGCATAGAGGTCCTGTATAGTTTTGACAACCACAGCAGTATCCCGGGATTGAAGAAGGAGGAGGGTTACGAGTTCCAAGATAGTCTTGAGGCTAAACTGTGATTTGGCAATCTGTCTACGCAGGAATTTCTCAGCGAGGCTGGTCATTTGTACTTCTACTGTAACCACCTTTTCTTTCATTATGAAACGGATGGGCTGCCCGGTATCCAATTCAAATTTAAGTGCGTTTTCATCAATTTCCCCTTTCTTAAGATTTCATAGAACGAACGGATGTATCAGTCGGTATTACTTTTGGCAGTTGTTGTAGTTTTGGTTTTTCTGGTTTTTTCAATTATGAGAGTTGCCTTCAAGCCTACTGTAACAGAGCGAGTCCTACCTACGCTACCAGTCAATGAGTCAATGTACGATGTTCCTTACAAGGAGACGATGCAGCCGCCGCCAGCAACAGTAGAACCCCGCGAGGAGCCAGCGTATGTTGCGCCTGTAAAACAAGAAGAGCAACCCCGACCAATTCCCGAGGTGGCCGGTCAGACCGAGGAGGAACTCAAAGCACCCGAGCCCCTTCAGGAACGTATCAGTCAAAAGGTCGATACACCTTCGCCAAAGGACCCATATGACAAACGCGATAATGAGGCCCTATTTGGCTCTAATTTGAGACATCCAGAGTCGATGATAGCCAGCGCGCGAAGCCCGCAGTTTTCCTCCCTCGAGTCCGAAGTTGCCTCTGGTGTAGCAGGTAGACCTGCTGTCGAGCAGTTACCATTTTCTGCTGAAATGGCGCAGAATGGCGGTGAGTTCATGAACGGAATCTTTGCCTTCGATTCATCTGATTCTGGTACAACGTTTTCCTCGTATTAAATCTACTTATTGTAGGGAATGAAGCGTTCAGATACAACCTTCACAAATATAGTACTTCTTCTTATTATTTCTGCTGGCGTGGCCTACCTCATCCATCGCTCGAAAGTATTGGAAGGATTTGAACAAAGAAAGCAGGAAAAAGAGCAATTACCAATTGATGCTGTTATCTATATTAATTTAGATACACGTAAAGATCGCGATGACGAAATAAAAGCCGAGTTAAATCGCATTGGTATGCCAGAGGATAAAATCTTTAGGTTGAGCGCTGTTAAGCGCTCTTGGGGTGCTCTGGGCTGCTCTCTTTCCCACATCGCCTGTCTAAAAATAATCGAGGAGCGTGGTTGGAAACGAACGTTGGTTTTAGAGGACGATGCTGGATTTGAAGACGGTGACGCAAACCGATGGTCTACGGGCATAAAAGATATCAAGTCTCTCATCAATTCAAGTGGTACAACCGACTTGGATTCAAAATGGGATGTCGTATTTTTGGGTGGCTTCGTACGCGATCCAAAGGGGCCGACAGAAACAGAATACAAAACAATTTTCCGCACAAAAAATACTTCGTGTACCCACGCCTATATTATCCGTGGCTCATACGCACCCAAGTTACGCGAGCATACCGAAATTGCGGTACAGATGATGATAAAGAATCCTCCAAATGTAAAACAATTTAATCTGGACAATGCCTGGTCTGCTCTCATGGCCGAAGATCGCTGGTTTATTTCTATTCCTACACTGGCCTTCCAGCGTGAAAGTTTTTCCGATATTGAAGGAAAAGCTGCTAACGCAGACCAACCTTTGCGCGGTCAAGTTGTACGTGCTTGGAAACAGGGCACTTTACTAAACTAAATCCGTATAATTTTATTACCTGGATTCCCTTCGCTGGTATCAGGTATTTCAGGTCTCTCATCACGAATCAATGGAAGTCCCTCTTTTGATTCGTCATTCCACATAAAAAAGCCGGCCTTTATTTTTGGCAGAAGGTGCCCCAAGTAGGCTAGCCGATAGTTAAGAGAAATTTCCGAAAGACAGTAACTTGAATAAAGAACATTCGTATCGGACGGGTCAACATCGGCACCGAACACGTTACCAGCCCTATGATAAACGGGCATAGCCATATCATGTTGCCCCAAATAATATTCCTGTAGTTGTAACGGTCCAGGCAAATCGTAAATAATATATTTTTCTAGAGTCAGGCCGCATAACTTGGCCATCTCATTCATCATGAGCGCCATTCCTCCGTATCCTCCACCAACTTCAATAACGGTTACAGAATCAAGGGCTTTCCCAAGAATAACTTGGCAGAAATCATACGAATGTCGTATATAGCGTATTGAGGAGGGGCTCGTTAGAATTCCCTCTATTTCAACTCGTTTAGTATCGCCAATTCTGTCATTGATGTCAGCCAAACGTTGTAGCGCCGCTTTATCAAAGAATTGTAACAGATAAGTAATATAAACTTGTGCTACATGGGCGTGTACATGTTCTAGCATATATGTAATCCTACTATCCTGTTTCCAAGAGGTCAGACCGAGTCTAGCAATTTCCGAAGCAAAATTATTCCATGAATCGTATAATTCAGGAGGATACATTTAGGATAGTAGTACAACCATTATTTAAATACTATATTCTACCTAAACAAACAGCGCTTTATTAACTTAAGAGAGATGAGTATTCAAATGCCGGTAAAAGTACAGCGCTGGGGCGGAGCATTCCAAGTAGAAAATATCAGTGACCCATCCGTGAAGCAAGAGCTCTTCGGATGGATGGCTAATCACGAAATGGGACCACAGAGTCAGTGGCGCTTTTCAGTTTCACTAGACTCCAAAAAGATGGGAGTCCTTCGCAATGCCTATATGACCTGTTCGAAGAGACCAGGTCCCGCAAGGAGCGGTTATCTATGTTTTTATCCACCGATGAAGGTTGCTATTTTTGTTGAAGATGTTGAGCGTCGTGGGCAGGAGCAAGAGCCCCGCCCTCCTCGTACGGCAATTCTGCGTATGCGTCACAGTCCCCATGTCTATGCCACAGGTGGTGCAATTTTTGCTGCTACGCTGGCTATATCCGATTCAACACTCTGGCTTGAAGATGTTCTCATGGCACAGGGTAAAAATATCTGGATGGACCACACGTTCAGTCGCCGCTGGCAACTTCTACAGAACTGGTTCACGCAAGATTGGTCCGAGGACCTTGCTCTTCAGCGCGGCCTCGCGATTAAGCCACGCGAAATTGTTCCTCTTGAATTATTTAAATCGGAGGCAGGCGATGTGTGGGAATTTATTCCCGAAGAGGCCCAGCGTAGACGGTTCATTTGGAAGGATAAGCGGCTACAGCCAGTAACACTGTCATCCTATCCACAGAAGCCACAACAGATTAAACAGAGACCGCAGTACCAACAAAAAGTAGCAAAAGAAGAGCCAGTCAAGGTCGAGCCGACGAAGGTAGGTATTCTGGATACCTATTTTCCCTCATTGCCATCAGCAGACGACGGGTCTCTGATTGCTTTGGCGAAGAAAGATTTATCAGGACCCGATGTGTACACGCTCTGGTCTTCGGATGGAAAGCAACTTGGTATTGCTGTTATTCGTAAAATGGTTATTAGTCTTGAAATGCGCAAGCATCCGGAATCCGTTCGCGTTCGCGTCATTTGGAATTCATCATTTGACCGTTGGGAAATCACAGACGTAGATGTATCAGCCGCCACGTGTGCTTTCTCGGCCTTCAAACATTAGAAGAAAAACGCATCATGAGGTAGAATGGTTCGAAGCACAAAGCGCAAAAATACTCGCCGTGGCGGTGGTTGGTCGCAGGGCCCTGCGTTGAGCCAACAGGCCTACTACGTTCCTGAATATAAGATGTATAGCGAATGCTACCCGATGGACCGTCCCGGAATGATCCAGAGCAACCCGAATCCTGCCCTAGCGCAGACACCGATGGCGGGTGGTGGCTGTGGCTTGATGCGTGGCGGCGCTGGCTGCGGCGTGATGCGTGGCGGCGCTGGCTGCGGCTTGATGCGTGGCGGCGCCGGCTGTGGCGTGATGCGTGGCGGCGCTGGCTGCGGCGTGATGCGTGGCGGTAAGACCCGGCGTCGTAGCATCAGACGCAGCCGCACAGGTACATGCGGTTACTATGGTGCTCGTGGCGGCTCAAAACGCAGTAAAAAGACAGGCAGAAAGACACAGCGCGGCGGTCGCTATGGCATCGATGTTGGCTCCAGCGTCGGAGGCGACGGCCCCAATGTAGCCCCTGTAACGGCCCACGTTCCGTGCGAGGCTTACAGACCGATGCCAATCAACCCGACCAGCGCGATGATGCTGACGCAGGCACCGAATCCCGATGTAATGGTTGGCTCGCTCCGCCCCGCCTACATCCAGGCCGGTGGCGCTGCGTATACCCCTGCACCGCTAGCCTATACTGCCCCCCGTGCCGGCTTCACATTCCAGCCTAACATTGCGCAGGGACAGGTTTTGTATCCCGGCCAGATACCGTACGAGGAGGTCGTGTCGCAGCAAACTGGGTGCGGTGCCACGTGCGGCTCTGCAATTGCTGCCATCAACAAGTCATAGTTCATACTGAACTGTCAGCGGACAGGAGTAGAGTAACTGATGATAAATAACGCACATCAAAACTATATCGTGAGTCAATTCTCTGTCGTGCATAGCCTCTAGAAGCGTATACGTACCGGCAGTTGATTTAGTATATAAATTCCAGTCAACTACATATTCTTCCAGATATTCTTTTAGTAAAGGTATATCTGCCTCTGCCCATTCATGACAAGAACCAGCATTTTTATCAATAAATCCCTTACCGTATAAAGCAATATCTGTACTCGATTGGATACCAAATATAAACTTGTATTCAAAACCTGTACTAAAGAATGCATATCGGCCCATTTTACTAAAAAATAAAGTAAAGCATTCGTATCAAATTTTTTCACTAATCATCCATGATAGCACATTCTGCTATGACTGGCTCTTTTGGTCCCGCCTCTTCTTTTTCCTCTTCAGGCTCTGACTTACCAAAATCAAGAACAAATACCTTGTAGCCACACGCCTTATAGTATTTACTTCTATGTTTGTATTGCCCAATACAGCCATAGTGCTGATGATCCAGTACATCTAGAATGAGTGGACTGAATTTTCGCACTTCGCGTTTCTCGCGCAGAATTCGTCCCACCGATTGTTCAATATTCGTTTTGGGTGTTGCCAGCAAAATCGTATTCAGAGCGGGAATATTCATTGCTTCCGAGGCCATCGCAAACGTGCCTAGAATTACAGCGCGTTTATCAGATTCATCTAGGTCTTTCTGACTCATTCCGCCGACGTAGTATCCTATATCAGTACAATTTGCTGCCCTAATCATCTTTTCAAAATCGGCCAAATGTTCGCGACGGTCACTCAGAATTAGTACTTTACGTCCGTCTTGAATAAACGGAACAATGCGGTCAACAAGATACTGTGTACGAGGTTTATACTCGGCAATCTGATTCAGAAGCCGCGGCCTAATAACTTCACCGCGATAGTTGAATGGTGGTTTAGCATATTCAGGCTCTGCGGCTTCGAATCGATAGGTAATGGCACGCACAGTTTCGTCCGCTTCACGATGTTTGATTTGGTAGACTACGGGTCCAAGAAACCAGGTAAACACATTCGATAACTTATCGGCACGGTCCGGTGTCGCCGATAAACCTAGCATATGTTTGCATTGAATCTTGATAAGAGAGCGTGAGAAATGCTCTGCGCCCAGATGGTGGCATTCATCAAAGATAGCGAAACCAAAGTCTTTGAATGTCTCCGTAGGAAATTCGCGACTGCAGAGTGTCTGAATCATTACCATAGCACCATCATATTCCGAACCAATTTGACACTTATCACCTTGTACCCGACCGAGACGAATGCCAGGTAGTAGTTTTTCCAGTTCGCGTTGCCATTGCGCGAGTAGAAACTCTTTGTGCACGATTACGAGAAAGCGCTTCTTAAGTTGCGCCGCAATCCAAATAGCCATAAAGGTTTTTCCATACCCACACGGTACACAAATTAGTCCGTTGGCATCAGAACCCAGAAAACTGTTTACAATTGGCAATTGCTCGTCCCGAATTTGTCCAGCAAACTTCAGTTCTTCCCGGAGTGAAAGCCCTTCCGTACGTATATCTTTGTCAGGTTCACCGAACGTTTTTATAGCCCAATCCCGAGGACAATACAGGCGCTCTTTTGATTCATAATAGATTGGAAACTCCGAGATAGCCTTATCATAGGGCGGCGGAGAAAAGGGTTTTACAGTTAATGTTTTACGAACCATCTCTTCCTGGCCGTTCAGAGCGAGAGCAGATTTAAGTACACCGTATCCTTTGTGTGAAAGAACACGACTATTTGCTGGCCATTCATTTTGTATATGAACAATAGCCTTCTTTTTTGATGGCATCCTTAATGCTCTACTGTTAGGCTCCAATCCATTCAAGTTTTACAGAGAAATAAACATATCTTTTTGTAGGGTATATCCAATGGAGACTTGGGAAGTAGTGCTTATCTTGGCGCTAGTAACTGTCGCCGTATCTGTTTTAGTGAAAAACGACATTTCCGTCTCTCTAATCGACACATTGGATAATACATTTTTCCAACTTGCGATTTTAGCCGCGACGTTGCTTGTGGCAACTGTCAGCCCCGCTGTAGCAATTGTTGCGATTGCGACGATTGTAGTAGTGTATTATGTACGCAATCTGGCCAAAATTCAGATGATTGAGCCGACCTCCGATGAACCCCGGATTGAGGTCACCGAAGTAAAGACGGTGACAATGGTGGGCACTCCTCAAATCAATATCGTAGAGCCAACACCTGTATCAAAGGATACTCTGCCGCGTGGCGTAGCCCCACCGACCGATAATAGTGATGTAGTCGCGACGGCCTTGGGCGAGCACGTGTCGCGTCCCCCACAGGAGCAAAAGTTTATCGGCCAGCGCGCGAAGATAGGCGGCGCCGCACCATTCGAGAGCCAATCGGCCCCCGCGCACGAGAATTTTGAGAACCCCCGTGGTGAGGGATTTATCGCCGATGCACTCGATAAGCAGGCTGACTTCTACGGCGATGCACCTACACACGTAGATGGTTCGCTAGGGTCAGTCGATTCGGATGTATTTACTCCGGCCCCTGCGACGGTCGAAGGGTCTAACGAGGCTCTCCTTGCACCTGAAGTCAGACCCTTCAATGATAACCAGGGCCAGTACACAATCGGTGAGGCGCGCCCCTATACCAAAGTACAGAAGTATGAATTGGCGAGTTTCCAGCCTGGAGCCGATTTAGGGTCCAACGAGTTTGAACCTGTTGGCGTGAGCATCGACGATAAGGTGGCGAATTTGAGCAGCGCATACATGCCATCCGCCAATCCTCCCCCAAATTTCAACAATGCGGCTCCTGGACGCGCTTAATAAATAGTACAATTTAGTAAATTGTTATATTTCTATGCGCATTGCACTCTGCTATTGGGGGCTCTGTCGTTCAACCGATAAAACCTACAGAAGTATTGAAGAGTGTATTTATAAGCCCTTGAGGCAAGCAAATATTGAGTTTGACATCTATTTACATACGTATGAAATTAGTAGCACCTATACAAATGTATTTGCGCAAGAAATAGATATACCGCTCAATAACGAACTTTACAAATTATTAAAACCCACGGCCCACCTAGTTGAAAATCAGTTAGTAGTCGATAAACAACTAAATTTGCCAGCGTATTTTACACAAGGTTTATGTTGGCAATGGAAATCATTTATTACAAATGAAGAAGACATTATTACAATGACAAATAATCATATACGAGCCCTCTATTCATTAAAACAGGTAACGGGTCTATGGCTCAATTCTAAAAAGACCTATGAACGTATTATATATCTTCGTCCAGATGTAAAATTCATAACTAAATTGGACACGAATTGGCTTACGACCTTAAAACCACATGAATGTATCGCACCAAATAATGCTACACATCCAGTCAATGACCGTTTTGCTATCCTATATCCCAAAAACGCACAAATCTATGGTGAAAGGTTCAACGAATTATTAGAGTTTTCGAAACACAATCCGGTGCATTCCGAAGGATATTTAGGTCATATTGTAAGAAAATATCAAATTAAAGTTATACCAAAAGAATTCCAATTTAGACGAATTCGTGCGAACGGTATTGTAGTCCCAAATTAAGTCCAAAGAGCACCAAATTGCGCCTCAACATCGCGAGGAAAAACAACTTTACCAGAATGAGGGGTAAATGTAAATTCACTAAAATAAATTTTTTCATCCTGACCCAGGTAAAAATCTACACGGACAAATTCAAAGGGTTTTGATAGCCGAGTGGCAAGCGTAAACATGCTATTAAATATAGCGTCACCAGGCATCTTAAAATCATGGTAGATCTGGCCGCGAATTGCAATTTGCTTCATGGCGAAAGTAGAATCAATCGCAAAATGACGATATCTATCAAGAGCATATTCCATCATAATGAGGGCCGTCGGTTTTCCATGGATACAGTAGACCATAAACGTAATTGCGCTCCCGCTGCGCCCAGTAGAGTAATCCACAATTTTTTCTTCTATATAAAATCGTGGCTTGACAAAGCGATACTGACCCTCTTTCAAATAGTCGTAATAACTGCTGCTAAAACCCTCCAGTTTAGTGCGCAATTCTGCCAAATTATATTCAACGCCAGATTTTATATTAATATTACGATTACTTGCATGCGAAGATTTTATAATATAATTCACATTAATATCTTCCTGCCTCAAATCAGCAGGCCCATCGAGAATTCGAACAATCGGGGCGACTTCAATTGCATCACCAACCATCTCTTTAACAATTCGCTTGGCCTCTATTTTATCAATATAGGGACCGAATTCTGGCGTATAATAGGGAAACGTATAGCCAATTTTTTGATGGAGTAACATTCTGTTCCACATAACAGGTTTAACGAATTTGCAACGAATCATTTGTTAGAATCCGCTATTTTAATATATTTATAACAACGAATAGGAAATGATTTGGGACATCCTATCGAATCTGCGTAGGCCTCCCACACTACGCGTCTTGTGGAGTGTAAAGGTATAAGATATAATTCACGACGCCCGCCTTTTTCTTGAGCACGTGGATTTATACATTGAACACCGTGTATAACAGCATAAGCAGTCTCACTAAAACCATTAGCCCAAATATATAAAAAATCGATACCCCAGCCAATTAGGTTAGGAGAGTATTTAGTCATCGCTTTATCCAGTGCCGCGCGACTAAATAAAGGAGTATTAACCTCTACAAAATTTGTATATTGTAGAAAAATTTGTGGTTTATGTCTAGTTATACCATGCGATACGATACTTCCTTTTTTAAAAGAGGGTTGACAGATAGCCAAATTATATTTATTGGCTATCCTAAACATATTATTAATATCACCAACACTTATAATAATATCGTCGTCAAGTATAAAAAACAAATCATAGTGTACTATAATATCTGGATACGAAGTATAGAACTGATAAAAATTCTGAAATTTCGAGCCTTTGCGCCGCAGACATAATTTCGAAATTGCTTTATACTTTTCATAGTTCTCATCGGAATCGCCGTAGTAGTAAACAACTATATCATATGTTTGTTCACTAGATACCCACAAAGTATTGAATCGAGTGTTATCACCCGCCGATGTGAACACCAAATTCATCCCTAATTATTTACAATCTATGATAAATCGGCTGGTGCCACAGTTTCAGCCTGGCTTTCAGTCATTACACGGTCATTATAGACTTTATTGTAGATGTCACAATTTAAGATATTTTTATCGATATTTATATCGAGAAGTAACCCTAAATCTCTCATTGTCTGTAATACCGTTTTATCAAAGCAGTTACCCGTTACTCCCACGCAAATAGGTAGACTCGCATCTTTGGTCCTGCTAGAAGTGCCTTTCATATCAGGAACAAGATTCGTTCCGGGAGGACATTGTATTTTTTCTAGCATAAGTGCTTTTTCACAACTTGACGGTGTGTTAAAAACGTTCTGGCCCTGGCCGAGACTCAAGCAGGATTTTGTACTCATACAATCAGTTCCGCCAGGACTTGCGGGGCCAGCACAGCACTTATGCTGACCGGCACCGGGTAAAGCAATATATGTAGGATATCTGCGTGGACAGAGACGACCACTTCTCTCTGCCTGTTGTTGCTTTGCAATGTCTTGGCACAACGGATAGTGACGAACATCGCCCGATACATTGCGGCTGTCTTCAATACCGGGCGACATTGCACAGATACCATCAGCACCATTGGCAGGACACGAGTGCGAATACGGGTCTACACGAGAAGATGCGCAGCACAGCGAATTTCCCATAACATCGTTAAATACAGTATATCCAGTCGGGCATTGACCTACCGGTAAAATATGCGATAGAATATAACTCGCCTTTTTAACGACTTGATTACGTGGAATTGGTTTCGCCACGCGGCCCGCGGCGGTGTCGTACTGGTCAACGCCAGTATTGATTTGAACAGCCTTTAATGCCCCATTTGATACACCCATTGATGTGGCAAACATCAATACGATTAAAATTCCGACAAATCCGATTCCCAACAGGATATACGTTGGTGGAATCATTCTCCCTGTGGGCTGAAAAGAATTTATCTCCTGTATAAGTAAGATGTCCAAAGAAGAACTAGTGTCCAATATGGACTCCCGAATCTGTAATCCGGCTCGTCACAGAAAGGCTGGAGAGACATGTCTATCTTTAGAGGCGCTTGAACGTATTAAGCAGGTCTGGAACAAGGAACATGCAAATGCTCCTATTCGCGCACAGACGCGTAAGTCAAATAATAGAACCACGCGCCGTATATCGCTTTGGCGTGAAATAAAGCAATCGATGAAAAATTATTACAACTGCGAGACAGAATTCTGTGTTTTAAAGAAAGCACCAGGCCTAAACTCGAAAGAGCGCGACGAATTGGCAAAACGCTATTTTCGACCGGAAAAGCCTGCCGAATGGAACAAGAAACAGACAACCTGGCTCGATAGTTTCAATATCGAAGACGTAATGAATCAGTACGAAGAAGGCTACGAAGATTTTGAGTTTATTGGACCTGTTCCTATCGATTTCGCGGAAAAGGAGTCACAAAATCCTCTTTCGTCGGACACACTAGGAAAATGTATCGTAGACGAACTCTGTAAGTTAGATGTGAATCAGGCCTATCGAAAGGGCACAAAGCGCATTGGCATTATATTCAATTTAGACAAACACGACGAACCAGGTTCCCATTGGATATGTGCCTTTGTAGATTATCCGAAGAAAGGTGCCTATTACTTTGATTCATATGGTCTTCCGCCCCCACCTGAAGTTACACGATTCCTCGAAAAATGTAAAGAACAGGGATGTGATACCATTTTATACAATGATATACGGCACCAACGTAAAGATTCCGAGTGTGGAATGTATTGCCTCTATGTAATTATCTGCCTTCTAAAAGGTCGCTCATTTCAGGCCATCTGTACAGATATCATACGCGATGATACAATCAATGCTTTCCGTGATGTACTTTTTGCAACAGAGAAGCCCAGAAGAGAGGCACTAAACAAGGTTGTCCAAAAGTTGTGCGCGTAAGCATCGCTTAAGGCTAATATTCGCCGTTATTAATAATGAGCCAAGGCACACGAGGATATTCAATGCCCGCTAATGCGAGCTATCCGCAGCAGCCGCAGCAGGATACGCAGAAGGTCTATTTTAGTCAAACAAACTATGCTCGGATTTTACAGCCCTTGCGTGAAAACTATGAACGCAAGTTGAACAAACCCGAGCTCCCCGAGGATGTGGATAAGCGTCTTCAGAAGACCCTTCAACACTACATGACTGAAATTTACAGAGTAAATGGACCGCAGTCGTCGATTAAGACTCTAAATCAGGAGGCGTTTCGCGAAACAAATCTTAATATGGACGCGTGGCTACAGAAGCAGGTCTCTACTCCTGTTCGCGGAACGTATCAGGCAACAATGCCTCAAGACTCGCTGTACGAGAGCGTAGGAAATCGTTACGAACGCGAGCAGCAGGCCCGAGCGCCGGCACCAGCGCAGCCTGCGACGAGTGTTGATTTTTCATTACCAAAAACGGATGATGACGACGAAGATCCTCTCGATAAATATGAACGGGTACGTAAGTTACGCGAAGCCGAGAATCGTTCTGTAGCCGTGGTATTACCAAAGCAAGCGAGAAATACGATTGAAACAGGTCAATTTTCAGAACCGTCAGCGGAATCACCAGTACCTGTATTAGCCCAGCCCCAGACAAATAATCCAACTGCGCCACCTCTCCTCGCTCCTAGACCCCAGGAGTATATTATCAAGCAGGAAGATATTGTAAAGTATAAGGAAAACGAGTACAATCTTTATATTTACAGCGGCGACCGCGATTGGTTAACAAACAGAAATGAAAATCGTTACAATTTTACGCTCAACTTTAACCCCGCCTCGAACTCGAAAACGGCCACCTTTTCCCCTTCCGTCAAGGAGCGGTTTCGCAACATTGTGCGTATGGAACTCGTCAAGACAATTTTGAGCGCCGAGTCACTGGACGTATCGGTGCGTGTAGCCAATGATTTGAGCGGTACCGACACAAGTCGTATTCTAAACGTACTATCCTATCCGTACCTGATGATTCGTATTTCGGAATGGACGGGCAACGGGTATGGCACGAGCGCGAATATCGACAATACGTTTGGTCTTGTACAGTACGACCAGTTATGGAAGTCTGACGTAACAGCGGGTAACTTTGGCTATATCTCGATGACGCCGAGATATTTGAAGGCACAGCGAGTCTATCTACCGACGCCGCTCGCTACACTACAGAAGTTATCGATTCAGATTGAGAGACCCGATGGTCTGCCATTGACTACGCAACTCGATACGCTCGACATTGCCAACGTCTTTCTGGCCGCATCAACAAACACGAGTAGATACGCCGCTATTCCCGATACAGCATCCTACATCTTTCTCAAAACAAAGACGTATTTCAGTCGGTTCTTCGTATCGGAGGGTGATAGAATCCAGATTCGTGGATATGATATGGGCACGGACATCAATGTCATCGTACAGGTGGCAAACGACTTTAACAATTTTATGAATTCAACGGAAGGTCACGTAGTCGTCGGCATTGGGTACTCGGCAGATACCAGTGTACCAATTTCAGTTACCGACGGACCAAATACCGTGGGCTATGCCAACTATATCGTAATTCGTTCTCGGTTCGCTGACCCAACGACAGGTTCAACGGCACGCGACTATTTTGGCGGGTCCTCTGGTACCGAACTAACGATTAAGACACGCTTACAGACGACAAGTCCCTCAGGCGTAACAGCCCTGATGAACATGAATCGTCAATCGCATCTGGTCTTACGCTTGATAACACGCGAAATGGATGCAACATCCAATCTAAGACCCGATAATTCGTAACGACCGTCCCCGGCCATTCATTCGTATCAGCAAAAGTAAACTGATACCCGCTACATCTTATCCCGGAACAGTGCTCCCGGCCACACAATAGACTGTCGTGACTAAATTACGAATCATATAGTATGACACTTTAATACAATGTTTTTAAAAACATATGGTCTTAAACCCTAATAATTTTGCAGATATCACAAATTGCTGATTCTTTTAAGTAAAATGAATCAGACATTCTTAGCAAGACATAGTAGAGTCGGAGCCAAGATGAAGATGATGGCAATTCCGAAAGTGTTAAATAAGCCTTACGTGTTGCTCGCAATCCTAGCAGTTGTTGTAGTAGTTATCGTTGGCGTTTATTACTTCAGATCTTCGAAGACAGAGGGATTCTTTGCCTATCCTGTAAACAATGCACGCATAGACCTCGAGGATACTGGTAAACGGCGTTACAACGAATATGCGGATACGCAAGATATTGAGCGGATTGGAATCATCCCGAGAGGCGCTGCAGGTGATCCACAGATGCGGGGTGTATTGGGAACCCCGAGCTATGCACCGACAAGAACAGCGAAGAATCTGAGTGGTCTCAACTACGACGACGAATTAAAATACAGATCGCCTCCCGAGAATAGCGAACTGTTAACACGTATCAAAGCGTGCGAATCAGTAAAGACGTGGGATTGTACTGTATTAGACCAGCCTGATTTTATCAAGAATTGTGGTCTCTGTACTGCCGACGGTCAGAATCACTTGGGCGAGCCGCAGGTGGGCGGTTTATATCTAGACCCCGATGATAAACAGCAGGCTATTGACTATGCGAAAATGAATGGCACAGCACCTGTCTTCCTTCCGACGGTAGGTATCTGCAAGGGCGAGTTCGTCTTAGAGAGACCCCATTGTGATATACAGAAGGACAGAAGTGATATCAGCAGAGCACAGAGTTTCAATGACTCGGCTGCTATTGCCAAGGGCGCTTTAGTCGTCAATAGTACGAATAACACCTTCGTCTATATCGGAAATCGTGAAGGAAAAGATAAAGGATATGCGCTTGTTGCAAAGCCGGTTAAGTTTACGGCTCGTTTACGTTTTGCGGTCACACACCCAGATGAGGCTGAAATCATGGTTACAAGAGCCAAAGATGGCGCAACGATGGCGGGTGCCTATATTCCCAATACAAATGTATACATCGTCGACTTACCCAATACCAGTGAAAATGACAAATACAATATCTTGGTTCGCCACCCCGAGTATGTCGCCCACCCCTTTACACCCGATGAGCAAAAGCGTATTGATACTCTTGTGAATCCTAAACGTGCCGCCTTGGCCCGCGCGATGTACGGTCCTCTAACAAACGACTTTACTCGCGACGACCCCCGCGCTGTTGATGTAACACAGTATATCAAGGATAAGTACAAGGTCAATGATTGCGGTAAGGTTAATATAACCGTAACAAACGATGGTATGGGTGGCGACCCCACGCCAGGTATCTACAAGCAGGCGCGCCTAGTGTACAGCGACAATGGAACAGATTATGCCTACTCGTATGGCACGGAAGGTGGTGTAACCCAGGCGCAGAATACGGCGAGTTATACAACTCTCTGCCCGCCCACAACACCTCTCAAGGATGCCCAGAAGGCTGTCTGCGAAATCGACGCAAATCAGAACCCCACGGGTGCCACATACACTGGCGGAAAGAACCAGAACTATCCTGGCGGTGGCACTTCGGTCTGCGTAAACGAATCTGTAAAGAAGCGCCGCGGTATCGTAGGTGTATGGGAATCTATCGGAAATGCGCCCCGCACAGTTCCCCTAGACCTTTCAGTACTGATGGTAAACGGTATCAACATCGGCGACGAGGGCCCTGCGAAGTACGGAACAATCAAGAACAGCAAGTATTTTATGTCTCTTGTACCCCCATCCAAGATAATCGGAATCCCTGACTATCTGTTCTGGTTCTGGGCACGTAACTCCAAGTTAGATGTATGCGACTTCTCGGTTGTTGTTCCGGCCACCTTCCGTGATACCACGGTCCCTGAAGATACAGCGCTAGCGCCCACAGGCCCGCTTGTAAGCACCCCAGAGGCGGCCGCGCGTCTCCAGGCGGGTGCCTGCGAGAAGCCTGTCAATGGACAAGCGCAAGCGCCAGGCACCTATACAATGGACTGTATCAAGTCGCTTTTCTTATCCTCTGGTTGCACCAAGGACGGTAAGGCGTTCCCCAATACAAGTGCCAAGGTACAGGCTGCGATGACAGACCCTATTTCCAAGCAGAACCTGGATGTAGATACGATTAACCAGGCGATGAACGACCGCTACACGATTGCCACAACGGGTAACAACTCGGATGGCCTGCGAATGGAGCAGGATTCCTATGCGGCGGCTAATATGGACTGCTTCGGTAAGTTCGTATCGAATCCTTGCGACACAGCCTTCAAGGATACGGGTCCGCACACACCGGCCTGCCTGGACTATCTGTTTCGTAGCGCGGGCAAGGACAATGCCGCAATCGGTGCAACCTACCTTGGCCAGTACAATCGTAGCAGCGGCACGGACCGTACACCGCAGACACCGGTTATGTACTGCCAGCGCGCGGGTACATTGAGCCCAGTTGGCGCCGATGGAAAGACGAACTATGACGCCGTAACGACAGCGAACTCGTACGGGTCAGTCAACAATGTCCGTGATTTCTACAGACAAATCCACTTCGATGCCAACTACAATGGCGAGACGGTGGCCCAGAAGATTGCGCTCAATCAGTGCTATGGTGTCGGTGTAAGAGCCAAGGCGCCGACATGCAAGGGTTCTAAGGCCCGCAAGATCCGTGTACGCCCAACACTTGAGTTTGGCGATAACTGGATCCAGATTCCCCAAATCCAGGTTTTCAATATCTATGACGTTAACGTAGCCTTGCGAAAGCCTACACGCGCCACCTCCACCTGGGCCAACGGTGCCGATGGAGCCACATCAGACAAGGCGGTTGATGGTGTTGCGGCAAACCGCTCTCACCCAGGTGAATTCCACGCAGGATCGTCTGACCCCTACAATATGTACTGGGAAGTGGATCTCAAGACAACAGAAGAGATCGCCTACATCGTCTACTTCAATCGTGCGGATTGCTGCCAGCACAGATCTCGTGGTATGCGTGTACAGTTACTCGATGAGAATGACGTAGTACTGAAGGAGAAGAAGTTGACCGGCGCAATGGTAGATACTCTTGTATTCTCTAACGCGAAGCCGTCTGCCCTCTTGAGACCGAATGCCGAGATACAGTTTGTCCCTGGAATGTACAGCGGCTCTGCTCTGTCTATCACAGTTGGTTCCGAAGTACTAATCAAGACAAAACAGAATACGGAGGCTTACAAGAAGGCGGCGGCTTTTGTAGCAGTAGCAGGTAATGCGGGTCTAGCGGGGACCTTCAGTTTCAAGCACAAGTTTAGCAATGCCTATTTACGTGTCCAGGGATTCCGTATCCGTGCCGCTGTAGATGACGGTACGGCTGCCTTCAAGACAGAAACATCCTTCAAGGTCGGTGATTCTGTCGCAAGCAATCCCGGCGAAGTCTCATACGAATCAGTTTCCAGTCCAGGATCCTACTTGGCTGTCGCCGAGAATCTTGGAGTCTACACCTCACCCGCTAACATCCCAAGTCAACAGAAGATGTGCTCGTGGCGTCTTACAACATCCACTATATAAACCCGAAGTTTATAGCAAATATTTATGTGGTAAATTTTTAATTTACAACACAAACCCGTAAAAAATCATAGTGAAAGGTAGTAGTAATGGCCATCAAGCTACCGAAGCTTATTTCAAAGATACTCCCATTTGATACGGGAGTTCAGATACTGATTTTGTCAGTTGTTGTAGCCATTGTAATCGCATTCGTCTACCGCTCTTTCCATGCGAAGGAGGGTTTTGGTGTGATGTACGATACACAGACCAGATATACCGACTCCCAGCGCCCCTTGTTTAACGAGAAGATGAACAAGGAGGTACCCTATAATACTGGTCTAGAAACGGATATGTCCCGGTTTAGGGATGCTGTTAATAACGTTGATTCTGGAATCAATCGTGTAACCACAAATAACCTAGATATGTATTTTGAAAAGGACCCTCTTCCCGGTATTGTAGCAGCCGAACTAGTTTGTAGCAATGCTGCAGAGCCCTCTCAATTGCCCGCTCGTGGTAATAGTATGGTTGGATGCGGGTGGTGGTATCAGGACGATGATAACAAGACATCGATAGGTGCACGTGGTACCAGTGTCGGTCCGATTGACATCGATTTAGATAAGAAACAGCCTGGTGGTCAGTGGATTTGGGATTTAAATCTGGCACAAAAACGCGAGGATGCGAAACGGTGCCGCAAAGTTAAGTCGTGTGGACTCGCTGATTTAGTTCCAGGCAAGTGCGGATTCTGTCTATCAACAAGCATCGGTGTACCTCTCGATGTATACGGTAGACCAAAGTATCCTAAAGACGAGAGACTCGATTGTACCGAGCCACCTGTAACAAAACCTGGCAATTGCCCCCGCCCCGCCCCGCTTGCACCCGTCGTCAATGCCGATGGTACTGTCACGATACCTCCTGTTCCCCGCCAGGTCTGCGACCCAATTGGAGGTAAATTATCAATTGATTGCCTCGTTACGCTCGCGTTAGGCGCTGGCTGCCAGGAGGAGGGCGCAGTAATGAGTATTTTGCGCGGAGACACCTTGGGCTACTACAAGGGTCGCACGGATACCAATTTCAGATTCAAGAAGGCCATTGAGATGATAAAGTTGGATGCGAAAATTAATAGCAGTGGTGCCTACTTTGGTGACGGAAGTTGTGACCGCGACGAGGTACTATCTTTTTATACAAAGATAGTTGCCGCCGTCAAGAGCGGACAAACTACACGCAGTCGTGAGGCAGCCGGATTCCTAGTGAATGGAACAGATTTTGACCCTTGCGACTATGACCCGCAGCAGAATGGCCCCTTCGAACTCTATTGCCAGCAGCGCGTAGCCCGTGAAAAGGGCTGCCAGCCCGATGGTTCCGCGTTCCCCACATTGAATAACAAGGGAACCTACGATGGAATGACCTGGAGCAAGATTAACGATTATTTTACGGGTCTGCGTAACTCGATGGCCTCCAATGAACAGAATGAGCAAATTGACGCAAATAAGAAGTGCATCGGTGTTACGATTGCCCCAGTTGCGGCCGATTGCGGTGACACCAACGGGTGCGAAGTTTTATGGTACACATGGGAATATGAGTGGGATTTTCCTGAAAAGGATACGAGCACAGCGACCTTCTGGGGTCGTGAAATCAAGCCGGTTCTACCTGACTTCAACACCGGTGGCAATGATTTCAATCCTTACGGAATGTATGACAGAATGGCGATGCGTGTACGCACCCGTCTAACTAATAAGACAACAAGCCAGGGAAGAATCTGGGTCATGACGGACGACGGCGTAGCGGTTAAGGCGAACAATAAGATGGTACTCCGCACTTGGTGGGACCAGGGCCCCACGGCTTATCAGACAAATCCCTTCCAACTCATCGAGAATAAGGCAATGCCCCTTGATATGTATTTCTATGAGAACTACGGTGGTGCGACCTTCGTACCGCGTCTACAGATTGACAATGGTGCCTACCAGCCGGTTCCCGCGCAGATGTTGACAATGCGCGTACCGAGTGGATTCCCTATCGCGCGTTGGGACTTCTATATGGGCTCTCTCAAGGACAGAAATAATGTGTTGGGCTCAAACACTTATGGTAGCGTACCCTTTGGTGTAGTCGATGGTAAGAAGTGCGCTCTGTTCACGGATCAGAACTACATCCAGATTACCAACCCGATATGCGTTAGTGCGTTCAAGTCGATTACGATGATGATTTATATCCGCAGCAACCCGCCCAATCACGGTGAGTGGCCCCGTCTGTGGGAGATGAACAACTATGGGTTCAACGGTGGTTGGTGCCAGGATTCTCTGTTCGGTTGTATGAGTCCGAACAACTCAATGGGTCTTGGCTTTTACAGCAAGCAGTGGTGCTGGGCTGGGCCTGATATGTGGACGGGTGGTGGTACCAGCAATCCTGGCCGCTGGATCCACGTTGCCTGGGTGCTTGACCAGGATTATGGTGGAATGACCACGTATATCGACGGAGTTAGCATGAGCAGAAGAACAGATTACTGGCTATCCTATAACTTACAACAGGGTCGTAAGACATTCAATACATTTTATATCTTCAACTCCAGCGAGCGTTTCAATAAGGATGTGGCCGTTGCGTGGTTCCACATGTTTGACTACGTAATGGACAAGGACGATATCCAGATGGACCGTGGTCTAGGTTTTATTGATAGCAGCGTATACCCTGAAGATGTTGGTACGGGCTGGAAGAGCAGTTTCAAGACCAAGTAATAAGACAAAAACATAGAAATATCAGTTCTAATTTTAGAAATTGCGCTAAACTCAATTTCTAAAATATGGTATCAATAGGGGAATGCGACTTCTTGTTGGAGTTTTGCTACTGTTTATCATAATTTTCCTAGTAATTCTTTTACATAGACTCGGCGTAAAAGAAGGCTTTACAACAGAAAACGATTTTACGCAGTCGCAACATAATCTCTTTTACGATAGTTTCAATAAATCCGTCTTTACAAATACAGATAACCACGATGACCTAAAAACGGCAGCCGGCGCTTTCGCCACTACGGATGTCTTTGGTAACAATGCAAATAAAGCAGCAGATGTATCTGCCTATTTCGAAGACGACCCGTTTCCCGGATTAATCCAAGAAAATCGTCTCTGTGCCGCAGCACTTGACCCTAGTGCAATGCCACAACATGAACCAGGAAAAAAGAAGGGATGTGGATGGTGGTATGTAGACGATGATACAAAACAGTCCACAGGAGCCTTAGGAACTAGCGAAGAGGCTTTTGGCGTTGTTCCCCTACCAGGTGGAGGTAAATGGATGTGGGATTTACTTGCCGCCCAAAAAATGGAAGACACAAAACGCTGTCGTAAAGTAAAATCATGTGAAGTCGCTGACTTAATTCCTGGGCGCTGCGGGTTTTGTCCTGGTCTAAATCACGGTATTCCTATCAATTCGTCCAAGCAAAGTATATACCCAGAAGATCCAAATCTCAATTGCGGTTCTGAAGTTATTACGAATCCTAGTAATTGTCCTAGACCGCAGTGGCAATGGGACTGGCGCTGGAACTTGCGCAATGAAAACGGTGAACCAATAACCAGCCCTCCAACCCTCATCTGCGACCCAAATCCAAATACAGGCAAACTATCAAACGCGTGTTTACTACAATTGGCCACTGGCGCAGGATGTACAGATGGTGGTGTAATTGTACAGATACTACAAGGTGATTCTAAAATTACCGAATCGATAAAATTTCAGACAGCGATAGACTATCTCTTTGTACAGACGAATATTAAAACTCGCTTATCATATTACGGTAACGGTGTCTGCTCACGGTCTGATGCTCTAGACTATTATAGTCAAGTTGTAAAACAGAGTGTGACAGCAGCAGATTCACAGGTTCGCGCCGCTGCCGCCTATTTGGTAAACGAAACAACGAGTTACAATGAATGTCCTACCGACCCTTTAGCGAAGGGTCCATTTATGCTACATTGTTTACAACAGGTCGCACGCGAAGCAAAGTGTCAACCTGCAGGCACCGACTATCCTACAAGTGAAACTAAGGAAAAGTACGATTTTAAAAATTGGTCGCAAATTCTGACATATTTTGGTGATTTATACGAATCTACAAAATCAAATGACTTCAGTGAACAGGGTCCAGCGGTAAAGAAATGTTTAGGTATCACAGTCAAGTCGCCAAATCCAGATTGCGGTGACACAACTGGGCTCTCGACCTACGTCTACCAATGGAACTATGAGTCAAATGTACTAAACGGCGTTCCCAAGTCAATTTACTATGGTCGTATGGTAAGTCCGACGTTTCCAGAGTTTAATAATAATGGTAGTTACACTCCATTCGATATCGGCACTGACCGCATTCATATGCGAATCAAAGCAAACCTAAAACCGGATAACACGATGAAGACACGTTTCTGGGTTATGGCAGATGACGGTATCTCAATACAAGTAGACGATACATTTGTCTTACAAAAGTGGTTTGACCAGGGTCCAACAACATATGAATCATCAAATATAGCCATATCGGATGGTGGTAAGAAACGTATCGTATCTGATTGGTATAATAACTACGAAGGATACATGGTAACATACCGTCTTCTTTTAGATGGCCGATTTCAGCCAGTTCCTGCTAGCATGATACTGCAGACTCAACCAACAGGGTATCCCATCGCTCGTTGGGATTTCTATGAGGGCTATATTGACGATAGGTGTGGAACACTGAACTCCAGCGTTACAGGGTCGATTCCAATTGGTAACCTCGGTGGCCGCAAGTGTGCTCTGTTTACAGGACAAAACCACATCAAAATTGCGAATGCTATTAAGACAACGGCTTTCCGCTCAATTACCATGATGGTCTACATTAAAAGCAATCCTGGTCCATGGCCCCGTCTTTGGGAATTTAATAATAATCCCTCAGGATTTACAGGTTCATGGTGCGATGATTCACTATTCGGTTGTATGAGTCCCAGTAATAGCCAAGGCGTAGGCTTCTATTGTAAAAAAGCATGTACTGGGCCGGAACTCTGGTCAGGTGAAACGACCATGACAACAGGAAAGTGGACCCATATTGCTTGGGTTCTCGACGAAGATTTACATGGAATGACAATTTACATTGACGGCGTTAAGAAAGGCAGGTATCAAGATAGTTCCTTTTTGCTACTCGGCAATAAGATTTACCAAAATCTGTATATCTTTACAAGTGTTGAGCAATTCAATAAAGACGCTGGTGTCGCCTGGTTCCGTATCTTTGACTATACAATGTCTGCTGAGGATGTACAAACCGACTTATCAAATGGTTGGTCCACAAAGGAACTTTTTCCTAAATCGCCAAACACCGGTTTTTAGAATATTTTTATTTAAACAACTCGACAAAATGGTAAGTTGTTTAAAAGAATAAAATCAGTTTATACGCGACGTGTCTTCGCAGCCGAGTCACTCAAATCTTGCTCCAAATTTGGATGGAAGAGGAGTTCATTCGACGGCTTCTGGAAACGATAGCAGGCCAGCGGCCCGTTTTCTGTCGCGTTCAATTCGCAATCCACGGCGGCACGCTTCATTGCATCTGCCAGTGAATCGGCTAACTTGCGCTTATCCTGCGAAATCGACAGAATTGATTGGTCCGTGGTTAGACCGCCGTCTTTGATAAGCAACGTTTCGTCGACACGACGCTCCCTCTTCTGGGCCTCACCGAACTTCGAGATATATGTAAACACTTCAACGGTGCGCTCTGCGAAAGGCAACTTGGTGTGCGAGCAGATACGAATCGCGCGGCCCTTAACCTGCTCTAGACGAACATAGTTCCAGTAGGGTTCCATCAAGTGGACTTGACGTACGGATTCAAGTGAGATACCCTCGGCACCGGACTGGGTAATCATAAACAGTTGGGCAATTTCGCCCTTTACATTTGAATCTCCAAATGCCTTTTGTATTGTTTCTGCTAAAGCCGCGGGTACTTTCTTCCAGTTCGTGTTAAAGATGTTCTTCAATAAGTCACGCTTCTCTGCCTTTTCATCACCTGTATACGCGATATAGCGTTTCTTGTTTGCATTTTCAGGTAGCAGTAGTGCTGGAGACAGCACGTAGAGTCCATTAGCCTGGGGTTCCAAATCAAAATGAATATAATCTTTTTGAATTTCCAGAGCAATTGAAAAAATTCCTAAGCCTTCGAGAGTCTTGAACTGACTATAAATGAGTGCTGGTCCCTTTGCTGTATCTAAATTATTAATCATGGCCTGAAATTTCGGGCTATATCTGGGTAAATTGGCCGCATCAAAGACTTCTGGACCTTTGCTTCTCAATGCCGCCTTGGCGACCTGAATCGCCGCAAGATAAGGGTCAGCAGATACATCCACAGACGCTACTTCCTCTTTTGCTTGACCGGCCTCAACATCCTGCTCTCCCTCCCCTGTTACATCGGCGTCCGTACCGGCGGATTTTGCTTGACCTAGTTCAACTTCAGCAAGTTCATCGTCGCCAGGGCGCGGTCTGGGAATTTCATCAGGAAACACGAAATTACAGGCTGCGCGACTGAAAATTTTGAAAGTGCCTTTCTGATTTTTAACTACGTTGTCATAGCGCGCCGCGGCCGCCGCAGCAACAGGCGCAACCTTCTTCTTACCTTTACGTTCGCGCTCCTCCTGTTTAATTTCGGCATTTCGAACAATCGTATATTGCTGTAATTGACGGTCGCTCATTTCGACCTCAACCAAGGTATCACTCTCGACGCGGGCAACCAATTCAGGCTTACCGGCCTTGTAATATGATATTAATCCAGTTAAGCGAGCAATCAAGACGAGGTCGTTTGGCTTATTCAGTGTTAGCGTCTCTTTGTTAATAAATGTCTCTACAAATGGTTTTTCGATATCCGGTAAGCGCTGGTTGATGCCAAATACAATATTATTGAACGCAGGCTTCTTCAAGCGAAGCGACACTTTTAGATTGGCCTCGACACGTTTGAGCCATCCATCAAGGTCGCGTTCTCGGTTCATCTCCATTTCGGACGCAGCATCATCTTCGAAACGCACAAATCCGCGCATTTCTCCGTTTGCCGGATTGACAACCTTTCTATATCCACTGGGAACAGGTGAAATACGAACAGAGATTACACCGTCACCAGGTGTAACTTCAAAGATATCAACTTCAGGATTGCGCGCCAAAGAGGCCTTAATTGTTGCCAAGTCTAGAGATGGATTTAATGTTGCACCCGCATAGCGCATATCACCGCTCAAAATATTGGAGAGAATACCCAACTCTTGAGGATAATTGATAATTGGCGTTCCAGAGAGTGCGACAATTTTACATCCCACCGCATTACAGAGCATACGATACACTAAATAGGTGATACGATAGCGCTTGCCAGTCAGACAATACTTGGCGACATACTCGGGCTCAAGAGGTTCCTGTTTGTAGAAGCCCTCCAAGTTACTATTGTTAATATTACGTACTAAGTTGTGTACCTCATCGATGACGACGACCGCACCGTCAAACATGCGAGGATTTTTACAGGCCCACTCACGGACACGCTGTTCTGTTAAGCCGTTATAGTTAATAAAGGTAAAGCGACTTGCGACGTGTCTTTGAATCTGCTCGTTAATCTGGGCCTTATCAGTCGTACTTAGTTCCGTCCAATTCGTAGGCTTCTTCGGGTCAGGAACCCAGCCACCCTTGGTTTTGCGTATCCAGTCGATGGGTAGACCGAGTGTATCCGTAAGGAAAGTGAGTTCAGGTCCGGGTGTTTTTACAGTTGCAGGTAGAAATGTCCAGAAGTTTTCCTGCTGGAAGGCGAAGTAGCCACATTTGCTCATTTCACCGCGGTAGTTTGCGCTGAGTGAAGCAGGTGTCATAATAAAGATTTTACGATTACCGGCTCCATACAAGGCTTCAGCAGTGGCAATCGAAGTACAGGTTTTTCCTGAACCGAGACCGTGATAGACAAGAAGACCGCGGTAAGGGCTCGCGCGCTGCAGATAATCGCGTACAAAGGCCTGGTACTGGAAGGTCTTGAGTTCCTTTGTGCTTGCGGCGGCAGCCTTGGAGCAGGCTTCAGGGTCAGGGTCAGCGGATTGAGGGGGTAAGATATACTTCTTGAAAGTCTGAATCAAGAAAAACTTATACGAGCGACGATTTTCGGGGACAAAATAATCAGGTGTTATCTGTGGAGGCACGGGTCCGGCTTCGGCCGCGTCAGTCACATGTTCAAAGAGTTCTTTTAACTTAAATGAGGGTTCTTCTTCCTCACCTTCTTCTACTGCAGCACCTTCCTCTCCTTCTTCTACTGCAGCACCTTCCTCTCCTTCTTCTACTGCAGCACCTTCCTCTCCTTTTTCTACTGCAGAACCTTCCTCTTCGGCAACAGCGCCCAATGGCTCTTTGGCGGCAACTGCCCCCTCACCAAAAATAGATGGCTGAACTTTAATGATATCGGTCCGTGTTTTGGCCACCGAGGGGACAGCCGTTTTTGCCGGCTTCACGCCTTCACGAGCATCTTCACGAATGACGATACCGGCCAACTTTGCCTGTTGTTTTTGTAAAGGTGCTACTCTCTGCTCGGGTTCCGGGGGCGCACCTGTAAATAATAGCGGTACAGTCTTACTAAAATCTTCTGCTAAAGCCGCCTTTGAAGGGGCAATCTGTGAATCGACCGTAACAGTTGTTCGGACGAGAGGTTTGAATTTGGGTGGTCCCTTGGTTGCCATCCTCTCTAAATTCAACTTGCTATTTTATTGACGGCGCAAATTCCGTAAAAATTGACTTTTAATTTAAACAATATACAGTAATGTAAAATGCCCCCACCGCCACGCTACAATTGCCCAGTATGCGACTGGGCACCACAAAGAGCCTCATTGGCTAAACATATGCTCACGCATACACGGTCCGAATTAATTCCACATGCTCAAAATCGTGAAAAGATTAGTACAGAAGGCGAGCATCCAGAATTTCTCTGTAGTGAACACGTCTATGTCTTGTGCCCCACAGATAATGTAGGTTTTGAGAAGGGACAGTTACTACATAAACGGCATGAGAATTGTCAGCATATGTATAGCGAATGGCTAATCGAACCGGTTCCTGTTGCTCCTATAGAACTCGTGGTCGCGCCAGAAGTACAATCAAAACGGAGTACTCGCAAGGCGACCGAATCGAAGAAAGGTACACGCAAGGTAAAGATTGTAGAGGTTCCTGCTCCTGAAAATACAATTACCTGTGATTTGGGCGAATCTGTAAAACCGGACAAAACATGCGATTGCCATTTAGAGATTTGTCGCTTAAATGAACAAGTTCAAACCCTGATGGCCGAATTGTATACACTCCAAAAATGGCGTGATATGGTTCTTGCGACAGCACCACCGACAGGCGAAGCCGAACCAGCCCAAAAAGTCGAATCAGCCCAAAAAGTCGAATCAGCCCAAAAAGTCGAATCAGCGCCTAGACCCTCCCCAGCAAAGACCAAGAAAGCCACCGTAAAGCCTTCGAAGAAGGAGAAAGAATTAGGTATGTGGTGTACACGTTGTGAAAGTTGTAAAGATGTCGCCGAGTACGCAACAGACCTTCGGCCGTGTACTGCCTGCAAGAAACTCTGTCACTTCAATGACGACTTTCACAGTTGTTATCACTGGGATTGCGAGGTTTGTAAAAAGGCGGTGTGTCTACAGTGTAATCGTGCAGCAGGCGGTTCGAAACTCCATCCACTCTGCTCACAGGAATGCGCTAAAAAATATAAACTAACGCGTACCTAATTATTCATCTTCGCGTTGGGGTGCAGCAGAACTAATAACACCGAACTTGACTAAGGCGCGACGTGACGCCTCCTGTTCGGCAACCTTTTTGTTTCGCGCCGTCGCCTTTTCAACGACAGAGCCATCGGGCGCAAGAACACCCATCGTAAAGATACGATTGTGAAGTGGGCCCTCAACAGCGACTTCCTTATAGCGCGGAGGCTGATGGTAAGTGGCCTGGTAGTGCTTGAGCAACTGGTCCTTGTAGTTAGTATTCTGCGAAATCAACTTCGCAAAATCTACATGCGTTTCAAAGAGGCACGTAATCCACTCGAAGGCCCGCGCAAAGGCCTTACCGCGGTCCTCCTGAACAAGGTCACGATATAGAGCACCAATCCAGGCCTCTAGCATTGACCCCAGAATGCGCAGATTGCGTCTACCGTTACAGAGATCCTCTACGTGACGACTGACAATAAGCCACTTATCCATACCGATTTTTTCAGCAAGATGACCGAGCATCTTATTATTTACGAGGTTTGAGCGTAGCGAAGTCCAAAAGCCTTCGCCTTCACCAGGATAGCGAAGACACAGATATTCGGCTGTTACCGCCTGTAGAATACCATCTCCGTGATGTTCAAGTTCTTCATTATCTGCCAACTTGAGTGCCATTACACCATCAGGCCGTGGAACTACGATAACCTTTTCACCCGCATTTTGAACACTCGGCCCTTCAGGTCGGTCAACATAGGACCGATGTACAAATGCCTGTCGAAAGATTTCATATGACCGCGGCGCATCCTTGACTCCATAGGCGGTAAGGATACGTCTAATCTCGGAATCAGGTACATCTTTGTTACAGGGATTCCAGGGGTTATACAACTTTACATCATCATGCTGTTCAGTTTCGCTGATAACAAGGTCCATTTTGATACTACAAACAAAACAAAAAGGGACTTCAACTTTAATGAAAAAGTATTTTGTTTTGTTTTATTTTTTGTTTCTGTTAGTTTTAATAGTCGCGAAAACATGAGCGAGAGCAAGCGACGCCAAACCATTCTGTGGAGTCCATTCGCCCAGCGCAGACAGGACAGCGTTTACAGCCATCATCAAAGCAGGGCTCCTCGTGCTTGGCGTGACCAACTGCGGCAGCCTCTGCTGTAGGCGCACAGCCACCTGTACACGGGTGTGAATGCGTCGCCTGGCAATTGGCCCAGCATGGTGTTGCATCGTGCCAGTGGGCCTCAGCCTTACGATTCTCGCGCCACCAACTGTCGTCCTCGTCGTTAAAGTGCGCGACCAACAGATGATACTCGTCACATGCGGCAAGGCCACCAGGGTCATCAGGATTCTCGCCGAAGCCGTCGTAGTGATGTCCACCGCATCGAGGGCAGTACAGCCACGAGGTGAGGAAGTCGAGCGTGTCCTTGTCGGTGGATAGAACGACCTCGTGGACGATGCAGCCGCGGCGGGGGACGATTAGGAACTCGTATTGCTCAACAGTAGAAGACATCTTGTTCGATTGACTTATTATATTCAATCAGGAACTGATTTATTGTTTTAGTATAAAGATGACTTCAATTTTTATGAAAAATTGAACCCAGTGCCCAACTTTACTATCTATTAAAATTTTACAATGGTCACGGTCTTTAATCTCTTCCTTGAGCGAGCAAATACAGACCCGCGTCCCTTTACGTATATGGGTGTTGGTACAAATCCCTACGCCAGAACAGTTGAAGAATTGACTGATGAGTGTGACCAACTCGTACCACTCTTCCTGCGTGAGCAGCATAGGAAGGCTCAACGTATCATACATTTCGATCCGGCATTTAATTCGAATATCGATTTTATTAAGGAATACTTTACGAGGAAGTTTGCTCTTATTTACTCCGAGCCTACTTTAGACAGACCCTATCATTCATGGACGTCATCGCGGCTAGAAGTTCTTCTTTCCACCGAACCTCTATACTATAAAAATTCATGGTATCCAGAGCAGGCCGATCACGAATGGTTTCTTACTAAGTTGACCACCGCCATCATCGATACAGGCGGTCATCTAGTGTTACAGGATTTTACTGGGCGTAATCCCCTTGACATATTCAATACATTGTACAAGGCGTCGCTCCAGCCCCAGATATTCAAGCGGCGTATTCTCTTTGATATTACATACGGAGAGTCCTCCTGTCAAACAGATCTTACAGTACATAAGCCAATTTACAACAGACATGGTGATTTTATCAACTTCACTCTCTTTAGCAGCGACGAGATACATGAAAACATCGGATTTGACCAACGACTTGATGCATTAATCAAAGAATATTTTCTTACAAAATTCAGAGCCACTTTGAACCATCATCACGTAAACTACAGGCGACGAGTTAATGGAGATGATTGTCTCACAACTAGCGAATTCTACGATAAAATGGCCACCCCTTCTCTCATTATGGAGGTACTACAGGAGGAACTCAAAGAATATATTTCTATTTTCAAAAACCTGGGTCTAGTTGACAAACAAAAAGAGACTCAATTTCGCAACTTGATGGATAATTATACGACAATTAACATGTATAATTGGAATACGCAGGTGAACAACCTATTCTAAATAAAATTATCTTCCTGGTGCTGGATACACATGATAAATAATCTTGTCAAGAAATACAATATTTTTTGCGTGTTTTGCAATTTCTTCATAAAAGCGTCCATCGCCGCCCGCACCAGGCAAACTCCAGCGCCCTTTTGTATTTAGTAAATAGGGTATAATTCCACAGGGTGTACCAATATTATCGATTGCTATATATCTTCCTGCAGGTACAGTCTTTTGTATAGCGTGTAAGTACATTTTAGCAACATATAGTGTATCGATATCAGTACACATTTGGCGCAAAAAGAGAAATGCGTCATCGGCATACACATCGTCGTCGTCGGCATGTAGTATAAAGTCAGTTTTATCAAGTATAGTTTGATACTTATTGCGAATAGCATGTCCGTTAAAACCTAATGCGACGGATTCTTCAAATATATGCACGGTACATTTTGCCGACGAAAGATCTAATTCGATTGGGTGAAGTCCATCAAATACTATAGTCAACACGTCTTTTTCTAAAAGTTGCGGTAATAATGATTCTAGCATAGTATGTAAAGTAGAACGTCCGATAGTGGCAATCAATACATTAAATGTCATTGTATATAAATTTTACCAAACCCTTAAATATAATTATAATGCCTTTGCACCTGTAAAATCAATACTATCAGTATCATAATAATGTACACAAGATGCACGACTGCCTTCGAAATCGTGCGGATAATTAGTATTTTTTGTATAATAATAAATAGCGATTGAATGTCTATGAATACCCTCTGGCGTCTTTAGTGGAAAAGGGTGTCCGTGTAATGATCGATTTGTGGTGTTAAAAATAACACAACGATTAAATAATGGGGCTATTTTATATTTTGCTGTCATAGTATCTTTATCGCACATGTATAAATGTCCATTGTATTCGTCATTCCATTCTGGATTCAAATAAACAAGCAGGTTTATACGCCGATCTATCTTTCCATATTGCTTTGATTCGTATATATTAAAATCGATATGTACGTTCAAATAACCATCGCGAGTAATTTTATGAATTCCTGCGCCAACAAGAGTTTTGTCATTACGTATAATATTTTTAATTCCTGTGAGCGCTTCGATGTAATCTATAAATTCGTTAGTATGAAAGTAATCAAAGATAGCATCAAAAAAATTGCCCAAATTATTTATATATGCATATTTTTTATTTTCCCACATCAAATCGCTACACACATAGTCTGCTTTAGTAGTATTAAAATCTAGTAAAGTACGAATAGCATGATTTGCTATTTCGTCCTTTAAAAAATTATCAATTACTATGAATGAACATGGATCTTTGTACTTATATCCAGCATGTAGGGCTATTTTGGCTTCATCGCTAATAATATCCATTAGTAGTGATAATATTGTAGTATTTAAGCCGTTCAATACCTAAATTAACGTTCCAAGACTTGTCTTTATATTATAGACATAATAGTCTTTATCGCATCCAACAATTATTTGTGTTTGAACCCTCTCACCAAAATTTATTAGAATTCCAATATCAATTCCTAAAAGTTTCATATAACGCGTCAATTGACAACGCTCTTCATCGCGGAAAAATCTATTAATCTTTGTTTCCAAAATAATTGGGCATGCCGAGCGCACAATTATGTCAGCACGAACTTGACCGACGCTATGTCCTTTATAGGGAATTACAATTGGTATTTCGATGTCGTACTCGATGCGCGCAATCTGTAATTCGATACATAGAGCACGCTGATACACAGATTCACTATAACCGCGACCCAATTCCTTATATACACTATAGGCCATAGAGCGAAGTTTTTGTATAAATTGTAGTATGCCAACATCAATAGTTAGTGATGTTTCCATATAATACCTACACCGTAATGTATTTAGACCCTTACACGTACATGACTACACTGACATCCTTTTCCGTTTCCTTCAAAGCAAAATTCAAATTCTCTAGGAGACGCGGTCGTTGGTCGGCGAATTCAGGATCGTCGATAATTTCTTTTATGTATTTGATACTTTCGGCATATCGCTGCGTGTGATAACATGCAACAGCCAATTCGTCATTTATATACTTACCGTAACAGTGTTTAAACAAGAAAAGAATATATTTATTCTTAATAGTATCAAAATCCATTTTCCTAGCGTGTGATAGATATTTATACGCTAACTCATTTTTATTAATATTATTAAGATATCTGCCAAATGTAAATGAGATTTCTGCTCTATCAACGCAAATAGTATTAACCAAGTCGACCTGCTCGATAATTTTTGATAAATCAAAATTTAAGTTCATATAAAGTTCGGCAATTTTCTTATGAGATTCAAAATATTCCTCTATCCATGTATTTTTCAACTTTGTATAGAGTCTATACCACTGTATAGATTCCTTGTACATCCCCTGGTCATGATAACTCTGTGCTGTATAGAATGCACTTCTAGAGTTCAACTGGTGCGGGTCATCGTAGAGAGTTTCGAAAAATTGTCCTTGTAGAGCGAGAGCGTCTTTCAGAAATTTTTTAGGATCTTTGGCGCGCGCACCGCCGCTTCTTATTTTTATGTAAAAGTCTTTATCACTTAGATCTCCAGATTCAATATCGACGTCTTTATCTAGATACTTACAGATAGTATGCGCCACTCCCAAGAAGCGCCACTGCAGATTACTATTAAAAAGATGCGTAGATTTATAATTGAGAGTGCCGGCAGCAATCGAATTCAAATAAAACGACGATTTATGTTCTGTAATTTCAAAGTTAAAATTCCCCTCCAACATGTCATCCGCGTCGATGTGCAGAATATAATCCATCTTTTGATAGCATCGCTCAAATAAGAGAGATTTATTATGCTGGAAATGAACCCATTCATCTACATATAATTCACCAGGAATACCCTTCTCCTCGTAGAACTTCTTGATAATAGCCACAGTATCGTCAGTCGAACCGGTATCGCATATTACCCAGTAACTGATATACTTGTATGTGCTATTCAGCAAATCTAAAATGACCGGCGCCTCGTTTTTACAGACAAAACCCAAACAAAGTTTAGGTTTATACACACCGTTGACTAGAAGAGCAGGATCTAATCTATATTTAGATTTTGGTTTAATAACAGTATTTGTTTTTAAATTAATATGTATATCTGTATATTCATCTAATATTGCTGTCACTTCGCCCTCAATATAGATAAATTTATGAACACCGAAAAGAGGATCTGTAAAAAGCCCATCACGCATATCGGAACCAGTAGGTATATGAAGAATTGAATCAGATACACACTTACTGAGTGCAGATTCTGTAATGTCTATTTTTAGACTCGATATCCCGTAAAATAGTTTCATTTGACTTACATAATAAGGAAGTCTTTATATGTCAACTATTAAAAAGTTGAATAACACAAATTTAATAACTGTATACTAAGAAAATGCCCCGCAATCAGAAGAAGTCTTCTATAACTCCGTACCAAGAACCAAAGGGGGTTGCATTACAAAACCCGGTATTTAAGAGGCCCTCTATGATGGATACAGTTAAAGAGGGATTCTCTTTTGGTGTCGGTTCAAGTATCGCACGAAACGTCATAGATAGAGTGATGGGTTCCAGTTCTGTTGCACCAAGCGCTGAACCAATCCCAGAAAAGAAAAATCATACTCTTGAATTTCAACAGTGTATGGAGGATTCGGCACATAATTACACCTTATGTAAAGATTACTTACAGTGAAGAGCGTTCCATATCGCTTCTCCGACAACACCCACAGATTTTTTTCCAATCTTAAGAGCCGAGATTTCCTCTTTGCTCTTTGCCATAAGTCCTTCTAGTGAACCGCCGCACGCATCGAGTAACCCTTCGCTCATCTTGGCTCCGACACCAGGAATGGCACATAGCATACCTGCGCCGACACGTTTTAGTCCACGGTTAGCCGATTTTTGTACCGATAGAGCCTCGGTATAGGCCGCAGCAGCCACAGTCGCATCCGCATTAAGAGGCACCAGTGCGTCTACATCTTCAGTTAACATCTTTGACAACAGTTTAACAAAGGACGCAGAACCTGCAACGTCGCGGACCTGATAAACAGGAAAGCCGTGCTTGGCCTGAAGACGTAAAACAATCGTCGCTAGCAGAGTTTCGCTAACGCCGCCAGGCCATACCCGATTTAAGTCAGAAGACCATCCTGTGCCGACCTCCAATAAGTACCCGACGGCAACTCCCTGGCCTTTCAAAGACAAAAGCCTGGCCCTCTGCTCACGATAGCGCCCATCGCGGTTCGACGAGGCCAAATCGGCTAAAGATTTACGCTCTAGAACAAGATAGGGCTGTTCAGACTCCGCATTGACGAACATGATGTCACCGACGTCCAAATTCGGTGTATCGATTTTAACCACAGCGTCCTTTTTCAAATGTTCAATAAGTTCGGCCTCACGATAATCCACATGGACTAGAATGGAAGTCATCCTAGTCTATAGACATGGCCAAACTTTAACCCCCTTATTATAGAAAGAATGAATCTAACTAAAATTTTTAAGGAAGACTTATACCATGGCGAAATTGTACAAATGATATTTCAAGATTTACATAAAGAACTAAAGTTCAAGAATATACTCTGTATACGAACACCTACAACTGGCGCTTGGATTGACACTATGTTTTCCGATAATAAAGAGTTGAACGTAAGTCGTATCTTATATAAAAGCGATACTAGAAATAGTATCAATACCGCGATGAAACGATTATATAAAATCGTCGAGCATAAGGAACTCGAATCCACTATACAAAATCTGAATCAAATATTTGACTGTATATGCATAGATTCATTTCACGAATACGCTGAAAGTCTGAGTGATTTTTCAGTAGCAGCAAAATACCTGTCTAATACAGGTTGTATTATATCACACGACTGCTGCCCTCCCAAAAAAGAATATTCTAGTCCAATCTATAAATCAGGCTGGTGGTGTGGTCAGACATATATATCGTTTGTGAATTTTGCATACAATAATCCGGATTGGTATTATGCTACGATATATAATGACAATGGTGTAGGTATTATGAGTAAAACACTACAAAACCGTTTAGCAAACAATTTTGATAGAAATAAGCAGGAGCATTTGTTTACACTGCGCGCTGAAAACAATGAAAACACGTACGATTACTTTCTAGAGAACGGTAAAGATTTAATTAATTTGATTCAACGCAAAGATGCGTAGTATTTCTGTTCATAGGCTAACATAGCGTCGATAGCAACAAGCACCTTGGACCTAAATACATCTATGTTAAATGAAAATTCGCGTATCTTCTGTAAAGTACTCGCTCGTAAATAGGTCTGTATATTATTTGTCAGTTCGTCCTTCACTTTATTTATCTGTTCGCGCACAGTTTTCTCTGTAAAATAAATTCGCACATCGGTCTTTTTATTAAAAACATGATAATGTCCGTGTTTTTCACCGAAGCAGTCGAATTTTAAATATTCGATATCGTAGAGATAGAGGCCTACTGTTGAACCAAATCCTATATCTATATTTTTATGATATACAAGCATATATGCATTTTCTTGTATTTCTATTTTTAGAACATCTTTACGGATAGACATGTCTTTTACTTTTCTTATGAAAATCATGTGTGTACAAACGGCGGTCCATTTAACTCAATCTCTGGCTTTCTAACTAAATTCGGTTGGTCCAGCACAGGGTCAGGTATCGGTTGCTTATTTAGCGGAAATTCGTCGCCAGACTCACGGCGTACGTAAGTACATTCAAATATATTTGGCACACGGATGCCGTCGACTAATGTAGTGCCACAACAATTATTCGCATGTAAATGAACCAACCAATGCGTCTTTGCGAGGCGTATTGGTAAAATAGTATCACTCGGTGAATGAATTTCAATAACAAGTTGCTTAATTTTTAAAAGGTCTGTATCGGATAGACTTTTAAAGAGAGGCACCTCACCACCTTCAACGTCCATCTTCATAAAAATATTGTTATATTGTGTAAAGTATTCCTGTTAATTAGATACAGACGCCGATTCGACCGCACCGATATTCTTCTTAATGAAGTGTAAACGATTTTGAGTTCTGCGCGGACAATTTGTAGTTGTACCATCAAAAGCGACGCCGCGCAACTCGTTATATTTTTCAAGCAATTCATTTTCAAAACTAATATCCTTACCTATTCCACCAGCCAACAGTATATCGTAGTTTGAATCAATATCGCAAATAATATAGCCTCCATCGTTGTCTTTTCCCAGTCGCACTTTTTGATAAGGTGCCTCATAGACACGTAAATGTTCCATTAGATTATAAACTTATATATATAGTCTAATATAACACGAATTGCCACGATTTAGATACCATCTTCAGGCGCGGTCCGATTTCCGCCACGGCTATTAATCATGTCACGCTGGGCCGGCGTCGTGCAAACGCAGCCACCGGAGCACGAGAACGACGCGCCGCAGCACTCTGGCTTGCATTGGTTGTTCTTAAAGATGAACAGGTTGTCGGGGGCCGGACCGGTGAACTCGGGGCCCGCCATCGGCTCATTAGGGGCCGTGGCACGCCAGGCAGATACACCATTGCCAGGGTTCTTGAGCACGTTATCGTACTCGCCCATTGCCTGGTAGTTGGAACCAGCGCCCGCACCACCGAGATTGTAGTTCGCAAAGCCCTCGCTGCGCTTGCCCGCAAAACCCTCACGACTGAAGTCGCCGCCGCCATTCAGAACATAGTTGATAAAGCCCTCCTGCTCGGACGGGTAGTTCGTGTAGCCATAGATCATGAGAGCATTCGCTAAAGCGAGGAGCACGAGGCACACGACCAAAAACATTGTCGATGATTTGACAGCCATTCTACCTACTACAGGCATTTTCCAATAACCGGGACAATGTAAAACTATATGAGTTTTCTATTGCTGAAAGCCCAATATCGCTAAAATCACGCACTGCCGTTTTTCCGACCATAAATGTTCCAGATTTGGTAAAAAGTGATATTAGTTGTGAAACCGGGGGTCCCGCAACCCATTTAGGATTTTCCGCTGCGCGCCTCCACATTCCTTCCTCGAGAACCCAGTTCGCCCCTGAACCCAGCGGCCCCACAATGTGTGCTTCGGACCCGTCCAGTTTAACGATACCCACGACCTCTGTCCAACCGCTAATGTCCAAAATAGTGTCACCCACCGACACATAGCGAATCTCGGTAAAATCATCTAGGCCGCCACGTTTGATTCTGACCACCGTATTTGGATAGAATCCCGTTTCGGATTCACAGAGACCGGGTCTAGACTTGATAACAGGTGAGCCCAATGTCGTACGAACAAGAGCATCCCATTCTTGCATGTCATCGTCGTCCAACTCTTCCCAGTCAGCAAATGAGACAATACCTGTCGCGCCCTGTACAGGTATGCGCCTATTACTAGTATTGAGACAGTGAACGATAGGCGGCACAGCCCTTGTGCTCAAAATAGCACCCGAATCCTTAACAAACACGGGTCTACCGGTCTTCGTATACATAATGTGGCTTCCAGAGACAACAATACCGTCCAAGTTATAAAACTCTTCGCCGCCGCCGGTCGCAAATTGCATGGTGGCGGTCACAACTGAATTATCTTTTAATACATCTCCAACTCGTATAACCCGTATTTGTTTTACATCGCCGTTTGCGAGCGGTATAAGTGTTTCGGGTGAAAAACAGAAGGCTTCGCCAGCATCACCGAGTGCCGCCCCCGCGCCTGCCGCAGTAATAATACCGACAGTTACCAAAATGAGAGGTATCGTTGGTGCTAGTAAAAAGAATAAGAAGACGACCATAACAATCAAAATAATAATAATTGCAACACAAATATTTATCATCAATTGTATGAAATTCATTACGGATTGAACCATACTGATTCCAGCATAGATAGAGGCTGTAGCGATAGCGCTACTTTTTTGCATCGCAGACATTTGGAGCAAGAAGGTTTTGTGAAATTCGTGGATGGTCAAATTAAATCGGCGGGTAAAAATTGTAAAGATGTTGTTCAATCCGTGAAACAGATTTGAGGCCAACGTCCGTAAATTCATCGTAAATCCTATCGATTGTATTGCGGCCTCTACCATTTTATAAAACACGTCAAAGACTGGCTTCAAGGTATAGGTTAGTGCAGCCTTTGCCAATTCGGAGGTGCAAAAATTAAAATTATCAAATGCAAATTCGGAGGCTGTGCGCGGGTCTTCTGCGGGCTTGAACAGATTACCGGTGACAAGTACTTGCGGCTGACATCTGTATTTGTCCCAATTTTTGCTAATTTCCTGTATTTGAAAGCCAACCATCATGCGGGCCAGGCCTAATCCAAGCGCTAAAGAAACTACGATAGCGACCCACATTGTGGTACTCCCTATTAGTAGTGTGAGGGTTTTCTAGCGCCTCGGGACGCGTCCCAAGGCTTCAAATCGCAAACATAATTTTACGAAAGAGTGTTACCGCCCGCAGCCGCCTTGCGTGCGATGGCGAGGTCCGGCTCCTCGAACATACCCTTCGGCAACTCAACCGTCTTGGGCTCCGAAGTAGGGCCGACAGTAGGATTGCCGCTGCGAACCTTCGCATTGGACAGACGCTCACGCTTCTGGGCCTCGAAGAACTCATCCTTCTTGCTCTCGTTGTCCTTGTAGGACTTCATCAGCGTATTGAGTTGGTCCTCGGCATACTCCTGGTTCTGGATTTCAGAGGGTGCAGGGTCCCACGGGAGCCAGAAACCGACCTGACCTACGAATACATTGAAAGAGGGGTCCAACTTTTGGAGAGCCTTGGCCCTGTGCGCAGCCTCGTCGTACGTATCATATGAGCCACGAACCTTGAGACCGCGCATCGTCGTCCGGAAACTATTCAGGTTAAAAAATTCATCTTCGAGACGCTTGCGGTTCTTGAACAGGAAGGTCTCATAGTCATCCTGAACCTTGGTCTCCTTGAACTCGCGCATGTTTTCCTTGACATGGTTCTCGAGACCGACCGCAACATCCCGACTCAAATTCATGCGCGCAGTCTTAAACGCCACCGTCGCACCACTGATATCAACGACCGCAACACCACTGACATCCGTAGTCGTCTTGAGCATATCTTCGGCCTTGGACAGGGCATCCGTAACGAGGCGCATCTGTGCCATTAGGAACTCCTCAGTAGACTTAATCTTGTACTGGACCTCAAAGTCCTTAACAAAGGCATTGAACATGTAAACATCCTTGTTCGCGAGAACATTTTCCGGACTCAAGAAACTCAAGCAAACATACTTTTGGCCAGGAATCTCCTTATCTGACTCGAGATACTCTTCGCGCTCGGCAGACATTCTATGAAACGATAAACCCGAAATTGTTTTAAATGCCTTTCTTTCCCGGCGTTCAAAAAATTTCATTCACCATTAACAGAAACAAATGGACCTGTCTGTCGTTGAACTCGGTACGCGTGTTGTTAAGTATTTGTTGGAGGGTCTCGCGGTTGCCGTTGCGATGGTTGTCATCCCCCGCCGTGTCCCCACGCTGGAGGAGATCGTCTCTGTCTCCGTCGTCGCGGCGCTCGTGTTCGCCATCCTCGACCTCCTGGCCCCGTCTGTCGGCCTGACGGCGCGTCAGGGCGCTGGCTTCGGCCTGGGTGCGAAGTTGGTCGGTTTCCCCGGTGGTGCGTAAACAAAGTAGGAGCATAATGTATTAAACTATGATTAAAAGATTATAGTTTGATATAATAGGAATGGCGAGATTTACATCTCTCGGTCATATAGTTACGTTTGTAGCTGCTGGATTAGATGTCAACGGCCCAGTATTTACGGCACTAATTTTGATGAATACCACTTTATTCGATGTTGAAAAGGCAATTGGAATTTTTTATACAAAGGATTTTAATAAAGCTGCTGCATTAAAACGGGTTAATGATTATATCGATATTGCATATTTAGATGCAGTGTACAAGTATAATAAAGAACAACAAGACTTTGTGGATACGATAACTACACATATTGTATATGTTCTCTTGATTAAGACTTTGGCATATGAAACCGGTGATAAAGATATTATCCAACAGGCGAAGTTGTTCTGCTGGGATGTTTTAATGTCCAATAAATCTGTATCAATGTCACTTGGGCTGGAGAATATATCTTTAGTTGGAGGCGCACGTCCTCCTGGTGAATCAATTGAGGCTAGACGAGCCCGCCTGGCTGCAAAGCCGAGAGCACCTGCTGCACCTGCTGCACCTGCTGCACCAGTAGTACCGTCCGCAGTAAACAGGCACGCTACACAAATGAGAGAATTACAAAATAGAGAGGAAGCATCGATACAGCAACTACAGAGGTTAGCTGCCATTTCTAGAGTACATATGGCACAGCAAGCTGTACAACAACACGATGCTATTATTGAAGCAGCTTTACGGGAACCCAGTATATTGGATTATTTTACTTGGAAAACACTGGGCGTAATAGCTGCATCAGGGGCCGGGTTTGTATTTTGGCTTACAAACAACGGTGCTACAGTAGGTCCTGCTGTAGGCGTTGTCGTGCAAGCTATAAAGGGTGAGCTCAACGCACCAGATAATCAAAACGCTATAGTTATTGCGGCCATAACAGATCTTCAGACGCTATGGCTATCAGCTCGGATACAATTGCGTTCAAGTATAGTGGCAGCGGCCAGCGCCGCCGCTGATCCCACGCTTTCTTACTATCCATATTATGAAAATAGAAAACAATTAATTAGTCTTGCATTTGTGGAATTTGAGAATCAAATAGCGCGAAATATTCTTGGCCAACGTACTACACGAAACTCAGAAATGACACAAAAAATTAGAACGGAGAGCCCAAAAATTTGGGGAACGGACAAAACTCAATTGATAATTAATTTAGCAAAAAACCAAGCGGAGGCTATCTATACGAACATAGAGCGTTATCGTTCAACTACTAATTTAATAAAAGATATACAAACTAAAGCACGAACAATTGTGAGCGAAGTCAATAAGCCCAATGTATCCAAACTTGCTGCATTAGTTAAAATTGATCAAGTTAGTGTCCCAACAAAAGGTGGTGCAAGGCCAGGAAGTGGGGCGGCCAAAAAAGGCAAAGAAGAGTCTAATAACAGCGAAAACAATGCGGAAGAAGAGGAAGATCCTCTAAGCCAAGCCATTGCCAGAGCACAAAAGGCTGCGAGCGCCCTGGTAGCAGGTAAATCGGAGAAAACCGTTAACGCTCGCCATAGTGGAGATACTACTGTAAAAGCGATTAATGGAATTGTAGCACTGCTACAAGCAGTAATTGGTGGTATGAAGGCTTCGAATAATGCTTCTAGAGCTAGATTAAATGCATACAAGGGCGTTCTTCGCGAACAAAGCGAAGAGATATTAACTAAATGGGAAGAAGAAAAGGATACTTATCTAGTTGAAATCAACAGATTAATAGAGATAGAGAAGGAAAGAAATGCTAACCAAAGAGAACTAGGAATAACTCTATGTAAGGGTGTTGCTGCTGTAGCATTAGGATTTTATGGAGGAGGGTTAATCTCTCTAACTGGTATTTCATCTACTGCAGCAACAAAGATAGCATGTTTAATGGCTGTATCACTGGGAAAGAGTGCCGCAACTAATATGGGATTAAACGAAAACATGATACAGGGTTTGGGAAATATAATAGAAGAGGATGTTTCTGAAAGAATAAAACAAGATAAGAGTTCAGCAAATAAAATAAAAAAAGCACAACAGACCTTTGGTAAGAAGGAGCCAACTGTACAAGATCTGGTCGATAAAACAGGATTAAACGAGGCTGTAGTAGGACGCGTGTTAGGTCTAATGAAGAAGGGTCTTCTCTCCTTAGCTAACGACGAGGAGAAGGAAGAAGAGGCAAAGCCATCGGCAAAAGGAAAGCCGGCTGCTGCAAAGGCAGCAAGAGAGGCAAAGGCAGCCGGAGAGGAAAAGGCTACAACTAAATCGGTAGCACCATTGGTTCGTCCAAGGCGTGGTCAACAAGCAGCAGCCCCTGCGAAGCCGACTGCCGAAGAAGCGATAGCGCGGGCGCGGGCCGCAAAAGCGGCGCGCGAGAGCAAACCAAATCGAAACCAAGGTGGTTCGCGTAAGATAAGATATCGCGGTGGTAATCGCAAGACGCGCCGTACAAGCAAAACGCGCCGTAATCGCAAGGTGAATCGTGCGACACGTCGTTGGTAAATAATCTATTAATATAAATTTTACCCCATCAAATGGTTTAAAATTTAAAAATACACCTGTTCAAGCCGGAGCAGGCGTATGTAACCACGGCTTTGCATCGATAGTATCAGGCAATCCGTACATAGCCTCATCAGCAGGGTAGCCCTTAGCCCGAAGTAGAGCCTCCTGATTCGTAAATAGCCCAAGAGACTCGCGGCCATTGTAATACATTGCGCGCCCAATCTCATCTGGCGATTCCGTCTTGGGTCCAGGAGGCGCCCCCGCAATCCAGCGATACGGCGTTGCAATCGGCGACAAAAACACGTGGCACCGATGTTTACCATGGTCGCCTACCGTTTCAAGCATCAGAACTGGCGGTACATAGGTTGAGCCCAACCCTGTATAGTAGGCGTTCGGCAACCCGTTCAAATTGATAGTAAAAGAACCATCGGGTGAATCGATTTTACCCCGATTCGGAGTTCTTTCATACGCCTGGTCCGAATTCGCAAACGGCAGGCCAGAGCCGTTAAAGCCGATACCACGTGTGGGTAAATTCGGTGCGACCCATTCAATTATCTGTCTTCCCTGAAATTTACGTATATGGCCTGAAACCAGGATACGACCCTGTGTGTCGCGCCTAACTTGAGCCTCAACGCCATCACCTTGTACGCTGCGGAAGCTCATCCCTCTCTATAATCAAAATTGCTAATCTTACGCCCGCGGACCCGAATACGGATTAGAGCGAGCTGAAAAGCCCTTGGGTGTGTCCAGGAACTGCCACAACTTCTCCTTGTCATCGGCAGCGCACTGGCTTGCTGTCTCTGAACCTTCCATGGAATAGGTACCCGATAAGGCAGGTATCGTGGCCTTGGACAAACCATCAGCATCATCAGCAGCGACAGTCGAGTTGGGAACATAGACACGACCCGTACCGATGCCGGCATAATGACCCGGGACAGTTTCACATCCACGCCATGTACAGACACGCTTATAGAGTTCAGGAACCATGGTATCTACGCAAGTATCCTTGACGGGTCCCATCTTCTTTCTTAACGTCTGGCGAGCCTCTTCCTGCAACAAATTAGTGGCCTGAATCATCTTCTGGCGCCCATCGTGCTCACCCCACTGTCCCGTAACTTTGAGCGGGTACTGGAGGCAACGGGGTCTGTAGTCAGTGAAACCACGCCCATCTCCCATCCGTGCCGGAGCATCTGTGTATTTAGGGTCGATGGTTGTAAAACAATCACCAGAGCTTTGCGCAACAGGTGCGAACGATAACGTCGACATCTCTCTGCTTTCTAGATAACTTTTTAATCAGATGACGGCGCATCAATGGCGTCGAGACTCAACACATTATCCGGTCCACTATTGTTGATTATTCTACTAACTTTGCTACGTAGAACACGTACCAAGTCGCGCTTTCTCATTTCAGAGGCACCGGGAATACTATTAGCCTCGGCCATACTGCGAAGTTCCTTAATCGATAGACTGTTCAAAGGTGAATCCAGGCCCGATGCGTCCTGTTCAGCAGTCTTCTTCTTTGATTCAGTCTGAATCGGTGCGCCGGGCTGTAAGTCATCATTGACCTCTTCGAGTTGCTCTGCGACAATAGGCTCCGGTGGCGGCGCATAGTTCTCTACCGGCTTTGGCTGTGCAAACGTCTCAAACTCCGTCTCGGTATCAAGGCGCTCCGCTTCGAGGTCACCGGCGACAGATTCCGGAGGAGGCTGATAGGGCACAGAATCTACGTCAACGGGTTTAGGATACGTCGGCTCTGCTATGAATTGTGGAGCCATGTGTGGGCCGGGAAGATTGGAGACCAGCGTCTTCATTTCATAGACAACATTGTCGAGCAAGTTTACCTTCTTCTGCAGATACTGTATCTGGGTCCAGAACCAATAAACGACGCCTAGCATCAAAATTGTCACGCAGAGCGCAATGTAGAACGTCTCAGGAATGTTCATTTGACTCTGGGTCCGAGTTTTGAATTTGTAGAAGACCGCGCTCAATTAATATTTCACGAACACTGCTCAAGACGGAAATTCCGGGAATACACTTATATGTGTAGCGCAAACCCCGTGGCCCCTCAAAAGCCTCCATACAATATGGTTTCGCCTGCTCCTTCAACTTATCAGGTAACTCGCGATAGTGCGTTGATATAATGGAGGCACCCGCCTTCGCATACAATTGGTGTAAAAAGATAAGACTTGCTTCGGCGCCATCGTGGGCATTTGTAGAGTGAAAGATTTCATCCATGATGACAAACGAGGGCTGCTGCGACATGGCCAAAATGTGTTTCGCAAATTCAATTTCAGCCTCGAATAAACTCAACCGTCCAAGTGTATCGGCAGGAGCCAGCGCCGTTTCAAAATGAACTACAGGAACGAAGTCCATAGACTTGGCCCAGGCAATACCCCAAGTCTGAGCCGTCATGATGGCTAACCCAACAGACTTACATAGTGTCGACTTACCTCCACGATTCGGCCCCGTGACAAGCATATGTTGCTCCAAGTCTACGTCGTTCAGGACACGTAAGCCAGCCGCCACTCCAGGATGATAAAGCGATTTGATAGACATCTTGAACGTAGTGCCAGGCAGAGCCCGTGGAAAGCAGATACCCTTGAGTCGAGCACAGGCGATACGCAGGTCCAATTCGGCCACCCATTCGCGCAGACGCGCAAGGGCGCGCGACTCATTTAACATCATGCCGTACGCACCGAGAGCCACCGTATCTTCGTTAAATAGGACCGCATCGGCACAGGCCAATCCCTCTTTGTCATCGAGAGCATTCGCCAAATCACGAGCAGACTTGACGTACTGTAGCAATTTAGAACCACGCTCACGAATATCGGCGGCCACAGCACGTAAATGGAGGGCAGCCTGAATCTGCGTCCAAATATTGGAGACGAAGACACCTACGCTCATTAATAGATAGGCGTATTTCGCCAGATGTGACACGGGGGAAGATTCATCGCCCAGTGGCATTTTAGGTACACTGGATAACATCATCTTTTGTAACAATGAAATATACTCGGCTACAGGAATGGTGATTCCGAATACACTGCGAATAAGTATATATGGCAACACAACAACGATAACAGGCGTTAGTAGAGCGAAAGCCGGCGTAAAAATGGTTTTCCACAAGAGCATAATTTCGATAAGCGGTCCCCACGCATTTAGAAAGGAACCCCATGCCCCAGGCTTCCAATAGACTTGCTCCACCGTTTCGGTAATACGCTTATCCACAGTCTTGGCCACAATTATTTCATTTACGGCCGATTCCGAAGCAGCAATTGAGTCCAGCCCAGAAGTCACCGTTTTCTCAAGAGTCAAGTCTCCGCGCAGCCGTTTGCGTATCGCCAGAATAGGATTTTGTATACTAGCCATGGATTCCACTGTATCGACAGGCAGCGTAAATCGTTTTAAAGCATATTCACGGCCCGCCTGTGTTTTCAAATTCAAAAATGAGACCGCCCCGCTAAGATCCAAGTCGGAATGTACGAATTTACCGACAATCATACCGGCCATCCTTAATGTTACCTTGTCTCAAAAAAATGAAGTGTATCCGCACCCATTCTGTTAAATAAAAAGCCGCGGATAAAATGAATACACAAAAAACTGTATCAAAACAAGACCGCATGCTACCAGTCCAAGTGGCTGCGGTTCTGCGTATCCGGGAAAACACTGGCATCGAGTGCCCCGAGGACATTTTGAGACGTATTGACAGTTTGAAGATTGGTAAGGGACAATACCAGTACAAGTCGGGCATCCCGACATCCAATTCAGGAAATGCTCTTAATACAATGTCAAACGGATGGCGTGGCCAGCGAGGATTTCGCCAGCAGCCCCCCGTAGCAGCAGGCGGAGGTTGGTCAATTCGTCGCGCCCCCAGTGAAAACTCGCTACACCGCGAAGAGGATTCACCGAGACGCTACAGGTCACCGCAAACACCTGCCAGTGAATCAAGTCCTAGCGCATCACCGTATCCACAGGGTGGACGCTATGTCAGCGCAATCGTATCAGAAAAGAAGGTGGAGGACCGTATTATTGGCCATATTCGAGCCAAACTGAATAAGTTCAGTCCCAACAATTACGATGGCGTCAAGTCATTTCTTGAGCAAATCATGAGCAGTGGCGAAACCGAGTTTCTATCGGAATTCATGGACCTTCTCTTCACCAAGGCCGCGTCAGAGGAGAATTTCTGTGAACTCTATGCCCGACTCCTATCAGAACTAACAGAGCGATTTCCGTTTCTCAAGATTGAAATTAGCACCATCTATTCGAATTTCATTCTGATTTTCAAGGAGGCACGGGATGTACCGGACCAGGGTTCGGCTGATTACACAAAGTTTCTCGAGGCACAGGGGCGCAAGAAGTTTCGCTTGGGATACAGCCACTTTCTTGCCGAAATTTACAACAAGAATCTACTAGCCCAAGATGCGATTGAAATTGTCGTCGCCGCCATCATGGATTCTCTACACAAATTGGAACACGACGAAACAAATACGCTCTTGGTTGAAGAGTATCTCGTCAGTCTTTATAAAATTGTAACTACGCTGACATGTGTGAAGTCAGCACCAGTACCACCCTACATTGTAAATCTGGTAGATACGCTGAAGACTATTAAGGGAAAACCGAAGACAGATACGCCAGGCTATACAGTCAAGTCGCGATTCAAGGTAATGGATATTATTGACGCCATTCCGAATTAATTATTATAAACCCGGTGATTGAGGTGTTGTTTGTAAAATACACCTAAATATAGATGGCTATATTTTTGCTGATAGTTTTACTTTTAATATTATTAGTACCCTATAAAAATTTCGAATCATTTGATAATTCCAAGGCTGATTATCCTTGTAGGGTATTTCTATCCGATTCCGAATTTCTTAAACATATGATACCTCATCATCAAATGGCAATTGATATTAGTATTCAACATATTAAAAATACAAAAAATGATATTATAATGAAAGTTTTAAGAGAACTTATATGGACACAAGAATATGAAATACTTATGATGATGGAAGAATTAAGTAATAAAACAGAAAATATATCAAAAATAACTAATAATCAACCGTTTATTCCGACTACCACCCCATTTATCTATCCAAATGTAGTTGGTCTTTCAAATACCTATTGTGACCCTAGTTATTTTAACTCAACTATGCATAATCATCGTACTCATGATACTATGATTGTAACTGATAAACAATATATAAATCATATGATACCCCATCATCTTGTTGCAGTTGATATGTGTAAAATACTTTTGCAACATACTAAAAGTGATTTTCTTATTTATCTGGCGTATCGTATGATAAGAGGACAGGAATCCGAAATAATTTTACTTAACGATTTATTACAAAGCCCTTTTATAACATAACTTATATATTTATAGTTCATTAGACTGACTGTAAAAAGGTAGTCGATATCAAAATTATTTAGACCAAATTAATAATTTTTTTAGTCTAAATCCAATACAAAATACCACAGTTTGTCCCAGTAGTAGAATTGCTAAAAAAATGAAGCCTCGCAAGAGCCTTCATTAAATAATAAAATAGAAGAATAGAATGCCCCGTAAGCAGCCAGATTCTGATAAGTCTCCCCGCTCCAAGAAGCAGCATCGTCCCCAGGATGACGACGATGACGAAAGTCTTGACAGTAAGGGCAATATTCGTAATCTGATTGATTATGATTACGAAGAAGAGGAAGAGAAGCGCCCACAGCGTAAGGCGGCAGTTAAGGCGCGTCAGCGTATCCGTCGCGCCTCTATGTCCTCTTCTGAATCATCCGAGGAATCTCTAGTACCTCTTAAGACCAAGTCAAAGGCCAAGCCGAAGCGCAAGGCCAAGAAGATTGAATCCGAGGACGAGGAGGAATCTGAAGAGGAGGAGCCACCGCGCCGTCGTAAGGCCAAGAAGGTCGAAGAGGAAGAGGAGGAAGAGGAGAAGCCCCAGCGGCGTCAGCGTAAGGCCAAGAAGGTTGAGAGCAGCGAAGAGGAGGAGGAGGAAGAGCAACCGCGGTTCCGTCGCCGAGGTCGCAAGGTTGAGGAAGAAGAGGAAGAAGAGGAAGAGGAAGACGATGAAGACGAGGAGGACGAAGAAGAGTATGAGGACGATGAAGAAGACGAGAGCGCATCTGCCCGTATCGGTCTAATGATTAGCAGTTTCGGCGGTCCTGACCCGAATAAGCCTCGCAAGCACAAGATGAAGGACCAGCCGTCGATTGTCAAGAAGTTCGTCAAACTCATTCAGAAGGAGGCTGAAAATGAGGAGCAGGGACTTCAGAATATTGACAATGACATCACGTATTTCAAGCGTCTGCCTGAAAACCGCCAGAACCTTCTGATTGAGAAGATGGAGCGCAAGTTCTCCGTAGATGAGACGCAGGTACCACTCAAGTTCAAGATTCTCGAGAAGCAGGTCCCGCCCGCAGTCGAGAAGGTTGCGCTGTCAAAGTACAACTCATTGATGAACCTTGATACTTCTACTACGGAGTATTACAAGTGCCATCACTGGATTGAGGGCTATTCCAACATCCCGCTAGGTGTATACAAGGACCTCCCTGTAAGGCTAGAGGACGGACCTGAAGTCTGTGCCGCCTTTGTAACGAAGGTGCGTGAGAACATGGACACGGCCATCTTTGGCCACGATGAGGCGAAGCTACAGATTCTTCAGTTTGTCAGCAGTTGGATTGCGAACCCGAAGGGTGCCGGCAATGTCCTATCTATCCACGGCCCGATGGGCGTAGGCAAGACCACACTGGTCAAGGAGGGCGTAGCGAAGGCTCTCGGTCGTCCGTTCCATTTCATCTCGCTGGGTGGTGCAACGGACGCCTCCTTTCTCGATGGTCATTCCTACACCTACGAGGGCTCAACCTGGGGCCGCATCGTTGATATCCTGATGAAGGCGCAGGTGATGAATCCTATCATCTACTTCGATGAGTTGGACAAGATTAGCGATACACCGAAGGGTGAGGAAATCATGAATCTGCTCATCCACATTACGGATGCTTCACAGAATGACAAGTTTCAGGACAAGTACTATACGGGTATCGACCTAGATCTCAGCCGCTGTCTCTTCATCTTCAGCCACAATAACCACGAGCGGGTAAACCCGATTCTGCGCGACCGCATGTACAACATCCGTGTCGACGGGTTCAACACGAAGGAGAAACTTGTTATTGCGGAGACGCATCTGTTGCCCTTTGCGTTCAAGGACGTCGGTCTTCACGAGAAGATTTCGATTAGTAAGGAGGTCATCCAGCATATCATTGAGACCAATACCGGTGAAGAGAAGGGTGTGCGTGAACTCAAGCGCTGTATTCAGACTATCGCATCCAAGTTGAATCTGCTTCGTTTCTACAACAATCCCAAGCAGGTTCCGTTTGCGATTCCGAACTTTGCTCTACCCTTTACTCTGAAGAAGGAGCACATTGAACTCTTTCTCAAGAAGAAGGACCATATCGACCAGAGCATTGCGCATCTGTACACGTAAAAATTTAAAAATAAATAATACCCTTATTTTTTAGTATTATTTACTCACGATGCTTCCTAATCGGATACCGGTGCGCGTTGTAGACTGTATAGAGACCACCGCCCTCTGCCTCACAGGAGTAGGAATGATAGAAGCCGTGCTTAATATACCAGCGCGCCACCGCATCGTTCGCGGGAGTAAGATAGATATTCTGACGATTTTCAAATGCCAGATACAAAATCTCCTTCAAAAGGCGGGAGCCGAGACCGAAGGACTGAAAATCCTCATCGATGCCAATGTAGGCCAACTGACGACCCTTTACAAGAGCAAACCCTACGAGTTGCTTGCTCTTGTAGATACCGAGACTGAGCCTAGGGCTCCGGTTGTGCCAAGCCTCGGTGAACTTGGTGTATTCATCCTCTACAAAGAGAGGCCTGAACACCTCACGCAGAGAACGAGCGTCAAGGCAACTCAACTGACGAATTGTGAAGGCCATTTTCTTAGATGGGACTTATCAACTGCCAGGCCAACTGGCTTCAATTTTTTAAAACGTAGGCATGCCGACCTTTAACTCCTGTAGAGTTGACTTGTCGATACCAATTGAATTTAGAAATCCGCCAACCATCTGCCCCATCGAAGAGGGTGGCGCAACAGGCTCATCACCGCCCTTCAGACCCATCTCTTTCATTGTAGACGTTAAGTCAGAAGAGACCATGTTCACGAGGGAACCGCCATGCATAACACCGCTCGCCACTAGCCAACTAACAAAACCGCCGACCAGAGCACCACTCGTAAAGAGTTGTACCATCTCCATGCGCTCGGGTAACTTGGCTGCCGTCGCACTCGTATATCCAGCACCAACAACAACCGCTATAACACCAATCACTAAAGCACTGACAACAATCGTAAGGGTCGAGTTCATCTGTAATAGAAGGTTCTCTTAAAATAAGCGCGTTTTTACTCAATCCAGAATTTCATCAACGACCAGGGCAGATTCGGAAGCCTTTGCGACCTCAGCACCGGGTGCTTCAAGGTTGGTTACGGACAAATCTGCGGTCAGGGGCTGGGCACTCTCCTCGCGTATCTCAAGATGGGGCTCGGAGTCATCTTTGGGTACATACTTGTAAGAGGCAACCTGGTCGGAATTCTCATCAAATACATTGTCGTAATTGCTAAAATGGACGGCCTGCTCGGTGTCGATAACAACCTCTTCAGGTGCCTTTTCTGGTTCTGGTACCGGTGCAGGGATTACAGTTGAAACTGCTTCAGCAACTGATTTTGGACTTACAGTTACAGATTTAGTCTCTTCGACAGGGGCAACCGGTTTCGGCTCTTCGATAGGAGCAACTGGCTTGGGTTCCTCGACCGCCTTCGGCTGCTCGACAGGAGCAACCGCCTTCGGCTGCTCAAAAGCCCCACCAACAGGCTTTGGTTCCTCGCCCCTTTCAATGATAGGTTCGGCAGAAAGAACATCGTCGGAAAGATACTCGTTCAGAATATTCTTGATGGGCAACAGACTGCGCACGGCGCTAGAAATCGCATCGGCGCAAAGAGCCTCGGCTTGTAGAATATTCTTCTGCATCTCGATAGGCTGGACTGTGTCAAGAAACAGGAAAGGCGTCTTCCAGAAGGAACGGGCACACTCGGAAAAGATACGGTGGAGGAAATGGTCCAACTTCGGCAGCGTAATCTGTAACTTCTTGTGCTTAGATGATACGCGAATCGCAATTAGAACCTTCGTGTGCGCGATAAAAACGGCCGCCATAAGTTCCTCAAGGTAGTCGCAACGGCAATTATCGAGTAACTTATTTACGTTGGTGTCAATTGTGTCCTGGTTCCACTTCGGAACCTCTGCGCACTTCTCCTGAAAGACGACCATGGCACGCTGGCGTCCACCCAGAGTAGAATCGTTCCAGACGTTACGGAAATGGGAAATCATGTATGGTGTGACCCACGTAGAGAGTTGCTTCATATACTCGGTACGAGCCTCCGAATAAGTAGTAACAGAATCCATTGTTTGTAAGTGTTTAGTTTATCCTTAACTCGTTTCTCCGCAGACTGCGTGAAGCCAGAGAGAGCGGCTACTCGCTCCGCCGGGGCGGTTCCACTGTGATAATACGCGTAGTGCTAATGAATTTGATGCCATTTTAGAGCGTAGAAAGATACGTGGGTCGGCACCCTGCTTTCTCAATGTCTGAATCGATTCGCACGCCCACTTTCCATATTCGTCGCTTGTTGTATCATCGGGCTTCTTTGACCATATATCATTAATAGTATCAATACCAATACCAACTTTATAGCCACCGACATGTGCTTTCCATACAACGAGCGCCTGATGAATGGCTATACGAACGTTGCCACATGATTCAATAGCAATACGTTCAGCATCCTCCATCGAAACGGTATGATTCGTTCTGCGCAGTAGTTCATAGCGAATTTCTAGAACGGAGGGTGAATCCACTGTACAGAGCAGAGAGCGAGACAGAATCGGCTCGGACAAAGCGCCACTTTCGCGAACTTCAAAGATAAACCGTGTTGAGCCAGAGGCCGTTTCTAACAGTCGCCGTAAAAATGCCTGGGTATCCGCCGTAAGCGAATCAGCATGTTCAAGTATAATCCAACGATGGTTTCCGCGTCCATCAATGCCGCCACGAGCAAAGGAGCGAATTGCATCACGTACATCACGTAAGCCAGAATCAGCAATACAATTATGGGTTAGAACGCAATAACCCTTGTTTAAAAGGGCGCACCGAACAAACGTTGTCTTACCAACACCACTGGGACCACAGATGACAAGATGAGGGCACGACTTATTTACTATTTTTTGTTCAAGTGAAGTCCACATATCCGTATTACCCACGATATCACCAACTTTTCTGGGTGTATTTGGATCGAGAAGGGCGGAGTCCATTACAGAGCATAGATGCGCGGGGTTTAAATCGTTCAATTATACTAACCGATTTATACAATAAAGTGCATCTAATACACCTGTACGCTTTGCGCCGTATCATAGCGCACCTGCTTTTTCGCAACCTTCTCGGCCGTAGAGTGGAGCGGGATAACGTAAGGATTCGTCTCCAGACCGGAGACGACCGCCGGCTCCATACGCTCGGAACTGACGTCCAACTTGAGAACCGCGCGAGGACGGAGCATACCAATCGACTCTTCTGACGGTGGTGCACCACGAACACGGTCTACAATAGGCGACCGGTCGTTAATGTAGTCAGACTCAATCTTGTTGAACTTCATGTTGATATAGTCCTCGCCATTGAAAAGGGCAATGTTGCCAGACGGCTTGCGCCCCACAGCAACATTTTCTCTCTGGGCGTAGTGACGCATATTCTTCTCGGCCGTCTCCGAACGAGGCGCCTTCGCATTTGCCGTACCAGCAGAGCCCGTGTAGGCCGACTTGGCTGAAATAGCCGCTTTCTGTGTCTGGCGGGCACCATCCTGGTAGGGATTGACGATTTGCTTCTTATCCTCCGCATAGCCGCTGCCAGTGTAAGCAGAGTTCGCGGAAATCGCGGCCTTCTGTGTTTTACGAGCACCATCCTGGAAAGGATTGACGATGCCCTTGGGATAATTCGGATCCGAGTTACCATAGTACTCGGATTTAGCGGATAGTTCTTCGCGGTCAGTGACACGTGCAATATCTGTGTAGGGAATGTACGGTGCGTCAGGGCTATCCGCAGTGCCAAAGTTGCGCGTCGTGTCAAAGTTATCGATAGTATTGCGCTGGGTTACCTTTGCGATATCAATGAACGGCGTATACGGTGCATCAGGGCTATCGGCTGTGGCTGCGTTACGATTGTAATCAACATTATCCGTCGTGTTTCGCTGGGTGACACGAGCAATATCTTCTGGGTCATACGTGGTCAACTTCTGGGGCTGATTGGGTGCGGCGATACCAAGATAGTCGTTGTCAACAGTTGTTTCCTTAATTGTAGTACGCGCCACATCATCTGGGTCATATATAGTCATTTTCATGATGCCACCACCCACATTCATGTAACCAGCCTGGTTTGGATTACCCAACATCTCATCCTTGCGGGTCTGGCGAGGCCCATCCTGCTGGGGCAACGCAACCTGACCAGTTTCAGCGGGCTTCATGTTCAGTGTCTGACCGCGCTCACCAGTATAAAATCTCTCATTGGGTCGTATTTCGATAGCCGCCTTGCCGTAATCGTTTTGGTCAGAATCGGTATTCTTGTCAAAGTAGTTTGTCGCATCGGCGTTACGGAAACCCCACGAGCCAGCCTGCTTAACCATAGGCGCGCGAGTAGAGGGCACCGTATAGGTTGCGCTGAAATCAGCCGACTTTGCGGAGCCACTGTATTCCTGTGTTGTTTCAGGACGTGTTGTCTCGCGTAAGACCTGTACTGGCCGTTCCGTTGCCTTCAGATTTGCACCTGTCGTGGTAAAATTGCGCTCACCCTTCTCGTTGATGTAGAACTTATCGGGTAAATTCTTGCGAACTTCGCCAAGTTTACCTCTGTTTGTAACGAAGTGAGCACCAGGTACGACGACACCCTCATAGGTCTGCTTGGGGTTATTGGCGGTACGGATTTCATCCGTTGAGCGGGGTCTCGCATAGTCTAAGGAGTCAGCCTGTTGGTAGCCACCGCTGGGGAAACTCGTAAATCCTTGTCCAAGACCCTTACCTACGCGAACCTGCTCGAACGGGCGCTCGCCGGCTCTGTTTGTGGGGGCAACGACACGCTCCTGCATATAGTCAGTCGCAATTTCAGAACCAAACGGAACTCCTGTTGGTGATTTCATTGACTCAAACATGGGTCCCTGCTCGCGCTTCTGCTGTTGAAAAGCGCCGCCACCCGTATAGGTATCGAGTACATTGCGATTTGCTGTATCCGTCATGTTCTGTTTCGGGCTACCGCGAAAGAATGGAACCATATTTGCGTGGGTAAATTCTTCAGGCTTCATCGTAAGGCCTGTAAGTTGGCTTACGACAGCGCCCTTGGTCAAAACAGGCGTAGACTCCTGCCCGTTAGTATTAAGGTATACGGAAGAGGTCACCGCCTCCGTTTTTACAGCAGGAACGGGAAATCCCAAGTAACCACCCTGTTTACCTGGGACGGGTTCGCTGGGAATTCGTTCCTTTGCAGGAAATGTGTACATCTGGTCCAACTTGTTGCTTGAATTGGAGCGTAATCCTACCGGCGCCTCGTACCGAAGTGGCGGCTGCTGTACAGCCACTCCAGGAACGATTGATGCGTACGATGTATAATTATTTGTAAGAGCAGGGGCCGCTTCAAAGCCCTCTTTCTTCTTATCTTTGTCTGATAATGCATAGCCTAGTCCAAGCATACCTAAAAAAGTGGCAGCCTCCATGCTCTCTCCTGACGGTCCCATAGTTATTTTTAAATGAATTTGTTAAAAATAACTAAGTCTGAAATCGGCACGTCTACGCAGTTGTCTTAAGAACGGGTCCGGGTAATACTCTACCTGTGGCGTTCGTTGTAGGCATGGTGTTCGTATTATAAATTCCCTGTGCGTAGTCGCCGCGCTGCCAGGCCACTGAAGGGGGGCCCGTTGGTACAGGGAAGGGTACAGCGCTAATAGCAGGCGCTTCGGGCCATGCGATATCACGTGTATCCAGTAACATCGAATCGTTCATGTTTGCAAATCCGGAAGCAGACTTGTATGAATTCTGGGGTAACACACGAGCCGGGACCTCACTGATACTCAGAGAGGCGGCATTGGTTACAGTTGTTCCGTAAGCACCGGGTACGTCAACAACAGAGGGGCTCAAGTGGAGTGGTGCAGGTAAAGCAGGCGCCGTTGAAAGAGGTGTAGGAATACAGGGGCGGTGCGCATCCTTGTGCAGAATACGACCAGGGACGAACCAGTCAAATGGCATCATCACATTTTCTTGCGGGTTTTGGCACAACCACTCAAAGCGATTCCAGCCTGTTGAGCGACCTGTGCACGGTGGGTCGTTCAGACGTGTATGTGTTTGCGGAAAAGACGCCTCCTTCGCGACACGCTTCGACGCCGCATTCATACGGTTATTGCCTGGCGTGTACTGTCCACAGACTTCGCGCACGGGACCACGGTTAATATTAAAAAGATCCGATTCAACATCTGTCTTGATATAGGTGTCGACCTGCGCGTTGCCCCACTTTTGGGCACGGACCGTCGGCTCCGGAGCAAACGTCGCGTTACAATATCCATTCGGGGCCTCCAATATATAACGTCCAGGACCAGTGGTCATTCTGGTGTCATCGGTAATGTGGCAGTCATCGGCACGGTTTCTGGTCCAATTACGTGTAGTTGGGTTCGCCATCTCTATTCTATGAGATACCTATTTTACAATATCAATTTCTAGACAAAGAATGTTTAGAAATAGGTATATTTTATTAAATCTAAAAGCGGCTGATTTCGCACGTCTCCTGGCCATACGGCCGGGGAACCGGTGTACCAGGATAGGACCACGTCTGGCACGTTGGTAGGTGACGCAGGCTGGTATCAGTATTTCTGACTTCGCCCGTCGTCTTGTCCTTAAAGACGATGTTTGCCGGGCTCGGGGGGCACTCCTGTCCACCAAGCGGGCAGGACGGGACATACTGCTTCGCATTGCACTTGGAATTGGGGCGCGTGATACCACGTAAATCAGACTCGACATCGATTAGGTTACCCTTGGTGTGTGATACCTCAGATCCACCAACCATGCCTAGGGCATTTCTACACTTATTAGGGTTTTCCCACTTCTGGGGAATCAATACATACGAATACGCATCAGCAGACTGCTGGTCGCGAACGTTACCGCCCTCCGTCGCGCCAATGCGAGTCCAGTTTAGGGTCCACATAGGGCTTTCCACTCCTGTCGGTTGTGTTTGGCTCATCTCTGGCTAGTAGCATGATTTTTCTTTTATACAAAAAGACAAATCAGTAAAATATAAGTTGTAATATTTAGCAGTTCAAATCGCGAACATACTGTCTGCTGGGGATACCGCCATGAATCCATCCAGAGGCAGCGACCTCGGGGACAAGGTTACGAGGATTCTGAACATTCGCCTGTAAATGAGGAATCAGGGGAGTAAACTGACTCTCAAAGAAGGTTTCCGTGACAGTGCCACACTCTCTGCCTGTTCTTACGAACTCTGACTGCTGTAGGCGAGACTCGAGTTCCTGATTTCCGCGCCCACGTCCCATAAAAGGAACAGTCGCAAAAGGCCGGGACTGTACGCGTAAGGGGCAGCGCGAACGGCCTTCTAGGGTGGGATTGTTGCGCATAACGCTATCAGAGTCAATATCGGCCTGGTCGATACCATACCCTTCAGCGGCAATTACTGTCGGATTCGCCAAAGCCTGGGGCACAGTGGTCGCACGATTGGGTACAAGATTTGTCACTGCATAACGGCCGGGGCCTACAGACTCGCGGTACTCGTGGTTGTAAGAGCACACGTCATCGCGCTCACGCGTAAATCCATTTATTTTGAATTCGGTAGCAGTAGCCATCCTGTTGCTTCTAAAGAAGATTACTTTTATCGTCCGAGGAATACATACTGCGAACCACCTGAACCATCCGTTGTACAGGCCTCCATATTGCCCTCTTTACACGTCTTGCCGGGAACACGATAGAGCCAATTCTGATAACTTTCGCGGTCATTTGGTATGCTTGTAGACGGCATCGTATAGAATTCCCTCTGACCCTGATTTCTGTTCCATACATCACCAGGGTCTCCGTAGACCTTTGTCTGAAACTGTTTTTCAAGAACCTCTTTTACCGGAGCACTTGCTGCAAACTTGGCGGGGGGCTTTGTCGGATAATCGGCAACTTCGTTGATGAGGACATTCATAAATGGATTCGGTGCATTCGGCTCTGTGCGCTGGCTTGTGCCAATGATATCTTCAAGAACTTTACCAGAGGCAGCGGTACCTTCGATATCTGCGAACCCTTCTTTAAAAGTTGGTCTATCCATCATAGCATTGGGAAAGGCCCCTTGGCGAAGTGTCCCCTGATTTTTCATACCGTAATAGAGTGAAACCGCTAGAACGATTCCAAGCACCGGGATTCCTAGATAAAATGCGCGCTGCGTGATAAGCGCAAGCAGCAGACCTAAATATACGGAAAATCGGGTCAAACTATTCAATGCGGTTGTAGAACAGACCTTTGCCTTCTCGCTAAAGGGGAAAAAGTCAATCGCATCGGCAATGAGCACCTGCGGATTCTCAATCCAAAACGACGGACATTGATTTATTTCAGCCATTAGCTAATACCTATTGTCAGAGCCGTTTTAAGTTTTAGAAAAGTAAACATACTAAATACAAAATATGTAATTAGTATTTTAAATTAAATGGACTGGACTTACATTATTAGAATATATCACTCTAATCCCACAAACTTACGTCCAATCTTACTGGTTATAAACATACCGCATCCGGAAGCAATCTGGGCATAAAATATAGGGGTCTTTTTAGTACAACACACTAAATAAAATGATAATCCAAAAAATAACAATGAAAAAAGCCAAAATAAATTTGTATAGATATCCATTCTATATATATATAATGGACATAGATATAAACAAGCAAAACTTACTTCTTCGCATTCTTCTTGGCCTCCATCTTCTTACGAAGGCGTTCTTGTACGATACGCCGACGCTCTGACTCGGTCCCTGGACCTGTATTACCGCCAAATCCTTCTCCTCCCTTGAGTGCGGCGCCCAACTGTTCAAATACCTGCTTAAACATCGGGTTGTTCTGGAATTCACCCATCAGTTCCTCTGCCTCCTTAATCAAGTCTTCACGTCTGACTTCACCGTTCTTTAGTTTATCCTGGATGCGATTTGCTATCTTCTTTGCACCAGACATCAGGAGTTCGGGCTTTTGTGTAAATACGGTCTGAAGATACTCGAAAATTTTACCAGTATCATTCGATTCAAGCATATCAGCGGGGATGCCAAAATCTTCGGGATTAAAATCTCTGGCCATCTCTTCGGCAATCTTCGCGATATGACCCTTGAAAAGACGCTCTGGAATGGGTGGTATTTCACCACTGACACCGAACTTGGCCTTCATATTCTCGGCGGCCTCCTTCATTCCATCAAAAAAGCCACTAAAAGACTGCTTGGAGAACTGGTCACCGAGGTCCTTAAACATCTTCTTCAGGTCACCCTCTGCACCGCTGATATCAAACATAGATGTAAAGTCGGGCTCTTCGACAGTATTACGCTGTGACTGCTGTTGCTGCTCATATGAGGCCAGTAGCACGAGCGAACTGAGATAGTCCCAAATCGCCTTCTGTGTCGACTTGCCGGCCTCGTCCCACAACTTCTTTGTTAGCACGACACCAGGAGCAATGAGAACACCCTGTTTCGTAAAGATAGAGGCATCGCGAACAGCAATCTGATGAAGAACAGGTGCGACAGTCTTTGAAAAATCAGCAAACGATTTCTTCATAGCCAAATCAGTGGCCTTTTCCAACTCCGGAAATGTTAGACCCATCTCCGCCAAATACTGACCGTAGACTTGCTTGAAGGTAGGGCGCTCCGATGCCATTTCCTTTGACTCGGGAAATAGAAATGTATTTTAGACGCAATTTACGCCTTATCGACGGGAACTTTCTCGGCCAACACAATGAGAACCTTACAATAGTCCCAAACGTGATTCTTATTTGTATCGGTCATCGTCTTCCAATGCTTGTCGAAGATCCAAAAGGCGAAGGCCATCTCCGAAAACTTTTCGTGCATAATTTCGTGAGCCCGCCTTACTAGATACTCGTCATTGCGACTCAGGATCGGCTCACGAAACTCTTTGTGAACGGTCTCCATAAAGGTCGCATGAATCAGTTTAGGATTCATCTTCTTAAGAACTTTAAGGGTCTCCGTAGCCGTTTTGATGTCCTTCTCCTCGGGATACGTCTCGGACATCTCCTCAAAGAATGCTAGCAACTGATTATTGAATGCTGATAACACGGACATACTTATAATTTTTATTGAAAGCATTTTGAGAGGCTTTACGCGATGTCAAATTTATCGCCGGGCCATTGGTCCTGGGAGATCCGAATCGCGCTGTTTTCTAAAATCGTCGAATGCGCTGTTCAATACACGGGCCTTTTCGCTCATCTTTTCAGGTGGGGGCGGCGCCGCCGGAGCACCTCCATAGCCCATTCCATCGAGTACGGCAAAATTGCGTTCGATGCGGCTTGAACCCTGTCCCTTTTCAATACTAAAGTTATCATCGAGGAATGAATAAGCGTCAGACCACTTTCCGGTACCGGCCATTTCGGCCGTGTGGTAGGCCATCGGATCTACATCGCCGGAAGATACGTTTTGGACCTGTGGGCTGGCCTGATTAGGACTACTGCGAGTCTGTATTGGCTCGGGCATACCCTTTGGTTTCGTTGGTACAGGAGGCGGTGCCGGGCTATCATAAACAGGCGGCGCGTATTTTGATTCACCACGAGTAGAAACTTCGGGTCTCGCCGGTTCAGTAAATTGTACCTGATTCCGTAATGCCGGGGTCTGTATGCGTCTCAAGGATAACCAATTAAAGACTTTCTCGTCGGTCAATGGGTCGGATTCGCCGTCAATAAGAAGAGTCGGAACGGCTTTGAGCCATGTAGGCAGTTTACCTCTGGTAGGACTCGGGTCGACACAGACAAATTGGAATTCACGGGTATACGGGGTTCGGGCAAGTTCTTCCAAAAACGCCTTGGAATGCGGGCATTTCTTGCTATAAAAGCAGACATGCATTGGTTTGCTCATTGTCTTTTCCCCGCATTTTTAGCAGGATGCTTTTTCGCAGGTAAACCACATAAAGTTGAGTTTTATCTTTTCATGAGAGAGAGAGACAAAATGGCGTCAGATTTACTCTTTACGGACTATGTTGAAGGCGGACCCGCACTAATGACGGGATCTACAAATAAGATTCAAGCCTCTTTTCGTGTCAGTCCGATTCATGTAACTGTGGCAAATACGCTTCGCCGGCAGATTCTAGCGGCTATCCCTACAGTGGGATTCAAGACGGAACCACCTGAAGCATCTGATGTGTTTATCGAGGCAAACACCACCCCGCTGGTAAACGAGATGCTTATGCACAGAATCGGAATGATTCCGATTGCCGTAATCGACCCCACAAAGTTTGAAGTGGACGAGTATGAGTTTCGCCTTGCTGTCGAAAATGTAGGCAAGACACCGGTAAATGTTACCGCCAGTGATTTCGTTGTAGTAAAGCGTTCGGTCGAAGAGGCCAAGGAAGAGATTCTGCCAACAATGAATTTCTTCCCCGTAGACCCGATTACGAAGGAGAACGCGCTCATTACGGTTCTGCGTCCTCAATACAATATGGATTCTCCAACTGAAAAACTCGTAATTCGCGCGAAGGCCTCTGTCGCCACGGGACGCCAGAACATGCGATACTCGTCGGTGGCACAGTGTTCATATGAATATACTACGGACAAGAATCCGAAGCGACAGACTGATATGTTTCAGAGATGGATGGCTACCAGCAAGAAGGTTCCCGACCCGGCCGCTGTCGCACCCGAGCGCCTTCAGGAACTGCGTCGCGAATTTGAGACGCTCGAGATTCAGCGCTGCTATCTACAAAACGAGAAGGGTGAACCGTATGACTTTATCTTCCACATCGAAAGCGTGGGTATCTTGAGTGTACCGACTATCATTGAGCGCGGTCTAAAAGCGTGCGAAGATATCGTAACTCCGTATACTACCCTAGATGTGGATTTGACGCCCAATATTACTATGGCAAAGGCTGCGCGCCGCATGGAGGGGTTTGAACTCGTCTTCCAAAATGAGGAACATACGCTGGGCAATCTCCTACAGACATTCCTTGTTGAGCGCCACGTGGAGGGTGAGGAGCAGCCCCGTCTTTCCTATGCTGCCTATAAGGTACCGCACCCGCTACGTCAGGAGATGGTACTTGTAGTCTCTGCGGTAGACGGTGAAGAGGCGTCAGTTCGGAAGGCGGTAGCGAACGTTTGTATTTATCTCAAGCAGTATTTCAATGAGGCCATGGTGAAGTGGCAGGGTACCCCGAAGGGGCTGCTCGAAGAGCAGGTTCAGGAACTACCCCCTGCCCAGGAACAGCCCGTGGCGGCAAGGACGAAGCGTGCCGCGGCCACAAAAAAGAAGTAGTCTAAATAAGAGGAGATGTACCTATATCTATTATTTTTTCTGGTGCTCGTTGTGGGCGTCGGCGTCTACTTCCAGACGTATCCGCAAATGCCAAAACGCTACGAAAATTTTGCGAATCCGGCGACTGCCCCGAATGAGCCATCATGCGTTCACCGGTCAGCCGATGCGCAAATCTTAATGAGTCTATTCAAACCCTGCCCCGACGTGTTGCCAAGCGAAGATGCCACGGATCGTGTTGAACTTGCGCTAATCCTTAATAAACTAACCTGCCTAGATGCGGATGTATCCAACAATGGCGTCGATGGCTACAATACACTCAAGTTACCATACAACACAAGCCACGATGCAGAGCCGCTAACAAATTTTGTCGGCCGCTGCCTGAACAACGGCACCCGAAGCCGTGATCTTGAAATTGTAATTGACCGTTTTGAGAAGCGCGGTGCCGCTCTAATCAAGAACCTGTGCAAGCGTAAGGACCTCGATATAAAGGAGCCTCTATACCATTTCGGCGAGGTTATCAAGACGACAATGAATTCGTTGACCACGAATTGTCTCACGCAACACGCTTCTTTGGATAAGCCTTTTGGGCCCCGTGACCCTGGTTTCTCTGTGCCGTACAGCGTCGACCGCCTGGCCACTTATTAAATACAATCATAATGTACATTACTAGGATTAAAAAGACTAGTAAGGTAGATGGTGCGCAAGACGCGTAAGACCAACCCTGGTCGAGGAGGTAAATATGTATTTTCCGGTGCCTATGGATGTACCTATCGTCCCGCTTTAAAATGTATGGGGCAGGCCGCAGCAGAGCCTGGGACAATTTCAAAATTGATGTCAACACGAGAGGCCGTTCGCGAATATTCGCAAAAGCGAATTTTGGAAAAAGTCGACCCAGAGTTTAAATTTATGCTCTATCCGTACAAAATGTGCATTCCAGAACAAATTAGTTTTAATAATGAAGAAAATAATATTGATACATGCACAATTAATTTAGGTCGGCGCAATAAGAATGAAACAAAGCGCGTAAAAAGACTTTCTGAAGCACAAATACTTATCTACAAAGATGGTGGTACTGACTTGGCGCATATAAAACCTCCTCCAGAAGACTATGCCGGCTTTTTTCACGGATTTGTCTATCTTTTCACAGGATTAGTAAAATTAGGAGAGGCCAACGTAATTCATTTTGATATCAAACCGAGCAATTTAGTTGGTTTAAAACAAGAGAATGGCTCCTATTTATTGCGTTTCATAGACTTTGGTCTTACGAAAAGAGTCAATGATTTTAATGGTGGAACACGTGAATCGCTCTATCTGAAAAATTATTCTTACTGGTCATTTGAACTAAAATTATTGCATGTAGCCGTCCTACAGCGTACATATATTCTAAATGAAGAACATATTGAAGATTTTTATAATACACTTATGAGGGAAAGAGCAGGCTTCCCTTACTGGAACTGGTTTACCAAAGACGGTCGCTATAGAATTACAACAGGTTGGGTATCTATTATGATAGACGATATAATGAGCGGAAAAATATCGATTGGCTCGCTACTAGTAAGTTTTGATTTGTTTGCCTTGGGGCGAACGCTATCTGAAATTTATTACAGGCTAACAGGACATCGTTCAGTGGGTCCAGACGATGTACGATTTAAATCTATGAATTCGCCAAACCAGTCTAAATTTAATGAATACAACGTAAAATTAAAGAATGAAATAAGTATCCCCTTTTATCGCCTTATCGTAAAAATGACAAATCCTATTTTTATAGCGCGACCCACTGCTAGAGAGGCATACGAGGAATTTCAAATTATGTTGCCAAAAATAAGGTCAATTTTTGAAGAATATCCTGCTGCCCTAGTTTAAATTTTCCAATACGCGGGCATGTGCTTCTTAATCCATGCACGTATCGCCGGCTCATCCGTCTTCTTTACAGGAAATTCAGCAAAGTTGGTGTATACATGCCCATTTACAGTAATTATGGTAAAGACAAGTTGAAGTTGTTCGTCCTTCCATGCCCAGGAGGTCATAGAATAGGGTTTCCACATATGATAGGGCTTATTATCCATAAAATCTGCCCAACTACGATAAGGGAATACAATAGCATAAGAATCTTCGACGCGTTTCACAATCCGCGGCGTGTTGATTTCCCACAGTGGCGTCGACATTCTTATAGTATACTATATCAAACAATCCTACTCAATTTTATGATTTGTCATGACTATATCAATTGGGTTAAAATGATAGACATATTCTAGACCAAGATGCGATAGTCCGTGTATCGATACAGCAATAGCAAAGAGTAGAGTTAGTACAATTAGATGGAACGGGTCCATGAGTTTTACTTTTGAGAAATTTAATACTGTCAGCAGTAAGGCTACAAGCAAAAGCAGACCATTAAATGCGTGCGCAACAATCGAGGGTTTATATAAATCCATATTTTTCTATAGTATAGAAGAATATAAATAGTAAAAGCCCATTTAGGCGATAACAGAGCAGCCGGGGCTAATCAAACCCAGTAGGATGGAGAGACCGAGGATTTGCCAGATAGACTTCGCCGGCTTGATGAAGGGCATTAATGAAACGAGAACCGTATTCCAGAGATACTTGCCGACGAGCAGAAGGAGCAGCAAGATAACGATGAGGGTCAAAAAGGAGACGAGCGCCGCCTTGCCAGACTCCTTCTCAGGAGCCGGCGAGCCTTCAAACGTTTCAGTTGTAAAAAAGGGAGTAACCACGTGGTCAATTGCAGAAGATACAGCACCACCGAACATTTTCTATTTTAATCAGATACTTTACTTCGGGGGCTCGGCCTGTCCCTCCTTCTGAAGTTTGAGGTCATGCTTCTCAACCTCCGAACGCTTGTTCTCGACGAACTCGAAAATCTTGTTCGTCTTGTCCTCGTCGCCCTGAAAGTACTCCTTCATTGCCGTTCGCATGAATTTTGCTGAAATCGCCTCCTTCAACTTACGCTTGCGGTCCACAACCGCGCCCTTGTTGGTGTTAATCTGCTGAACCTTGTTACCCTGCATGATTCGGAGAATCGTCTCCTTGAGAGCCTTTGACTTCTTACGCTTCTCACGCAGCGTCGTATTGACTGCCGAGATTTCTTCCTCGACAGCAATCCACGACTTGAGATACTGCGGTAGTTCCTTGATATCTGGTACTTCCTGTGCTGCCATATTATTTATACAAATCGTGAAATCTTTAAGCATACGTCATTTTTTTCAATAAAATCTATGAAAAGTATAATTTCAAACGATTACTTATCTTTGTCCTACAGATGAAGCAGTGTCCGATTTGTTTATGGGCACAGGAATGACAAAAGGTGTGCCCACACGGGTTCAGTGTATAGGTTACCGAATGCGAAATACAAATAGAACATAGTGGCAGTGTATCATTGTTACTAGAAATGCTGGATACTTTCAATACTTTGCGCAACTGCGTAAAATCCTTATACGCGCGCACATATTTGTTAAATTTCTCCAACAGGTTTGTATTCTTAAAATATATTATTAGATAGTTGGCAAAACTTTTATACATATCGAGAGAGGCACTATTCGATTCTAAATTCATAAAATCGTCAATTCTCTTGGCCATCAATTTAAATTTCGAAGTAATTTCTCTAACTTCTTTGTCTGCATCAAAAAGAGCCACATAAGCCACTTTGTATTGTTCAGTAACAGCAATAATACGCTCCTCTAAATCCGAATAATCATTATTAGATCCACTGATATCAATCAATAGGTCCCGAAAGTGTCCTTGCGATGACGGATTAAAATCAACTCGATTTAGTGAATCGAGTACGTCCTTCATTTGTATAACTGTGCCATTTTCGTCTAGAGGTTTAATAATTTCTTCGATTGCTGTATTATATCCTTTTGAAGCAAATTCCAAAAATTTAATACGGAGATCGCGCAACTTTGTATTGGTATCAATTTCCTCGTCCTCAATCATATTCATTATCGACTCGAGTAGATTTTCTATAACAGTATCAATCTGGATGCCGCCTACCAGATTTAAAAATTGTTCGTCGCTGGCTCCCGCATCGTTATCCAAGAAATTCGCAGAAGCGAACAAATTTGTGCCCAAGCCGGTTATGTCCATTTCACATCTTCTCTGACAATTAGTTTAAATCCCTACAAATAAATCTAGATAGAAGGTAGGGATGACAAAGGCAGAGGCTCAAAAGCTTCTCAGAGAGATAGAATCTCATATGCAAGAATTACCAATGCATATTTACATAATGATTTGGACATTTTCTGAAATGTCTACGCGCATGGCCCGCGATCCGAAAAGCCCAGAATTTGTTAAAATCTGTTATCCGCACACAAGCGTACCTCTTTTTTCAGAAAACGAGGCCAGTTCTCTAGAAAAATTGTGGACTAAACATATCGCGGGTAACGAAGAACTTTTTCCAGAGATTCCTCAAAAGAAAGAAAAGAAAGAAAAGAACCAGAAGGGTGGCAAGGTCCCGTCCTTTGCTGATATGAAGGCCAAATCGGCCCAATTTGGCCAGGCCTTAGACGTTGGAATCAAAGCCCTAGATCCGAAATTGATTTCACCAGATTATCTGTACGGCTATACAACTGAAATACTAGATACAGTTGATTCAAAGTTAACGGAGGCTTCGGGTACACTGGGCTTGGTCGCTCTTGAATCAACAATGCCCGACCCGACGATTATTATACCAGCCCCTGTACCTATTCCTCTTCAGGTTCCCGCAAGAGCCGTTTTACCTATGATAAATGCTATCCTAGAGGCGATACGTATCACAGTTGGTATTGTATTCTTTATCGATCCGTATGGCGTAGGAATGCTTACGCGCTCTGTTTTAACGCTAATAATGGTCTGTCTTGATATTGGACGTGGTAATTTGTATCACGCCATCTTTACTTCTTTCGGATTTATTGGAACAACGCCTATGTTTGCGGGTATCGTTCTTAAGATTCTACGCGACGCCATAATGTTAGTCGCACCCGATATTCGTACAGAGTTTCGCGATATAGTATTCAAATCCTCTAAAAGTTTCGTAACCGGTTTTTCTATTTGGCTTTTTACAACGCTATCACCAAAATTCGTCAAAGAACCGTTAAATGCTCTGTTCATGACAGCCTCTACTACATTGGATACTATTAATCAACAGTTTGAAACCGCGGAGGGTGTAGTAAATAAGTCTCCGGTTGGTGCATTAGCCACAGTTAAGTTACCACGAATTCCATCGGATAAGATACCAGATATTACCAATTTGTACGCTTTACGCGAAGTTATCAGAGAGCCAGCCATGTACTGCGACCCAAAAATTGCTGACTTAATGAAAGAATTAAGAGATGTCCCACCATACGCCCTCTTCTTTGACTTGGCACTCATACCTGCTCCAGGTAGTCCCGAATTTACAGAAGCCTGTGCACCGTTCAAAGGAAAAACACTTTCAGATAATCTCGTGGAATCAGTTAAACCCGAGGTCTATCCATTGGGCTCATCGGTGCCATTGGACTTGGGTACACCTCTTGACCCAGCGGCAATGGCTAAAGCCGCAGTCGAAAATGCTACAGGGAAAGCCACGGCCGCTGTAAGCGAAGCGGTTGAAGAGGTCGCTAGTAAAGCAATAGATAAAGCAGCAGAAAAAGTCACAGGAACCTCTGTATAGCCCCGAATCTGCGTCTATATAAATGAAGAAATACAATTCCTTTATTTAAATGGAAAAAGCCATACTGGCAAATGATACAGAAACACTGCTCTTTTTATTAAAAGAGGGACATGATCCAAATGGCCAGACAGAAGAGAAAAATCCGTATTTGTTTTTAACCGATAATGAAGAAATTCTTAAATTGCTCGTCGAATACGGAGCAGACCTAGAGACCGTCGATGAGTTTGGTTTTACAGTACTTGATTACACAGACATAGAATTTCCTAAGCCTAAAAATACAATTACGCTGCCGGCAACAAAATTCGTCAATTATCGCGAAACGAAACGAGCCGCACAAAAACGCACAAAAACTAGACGCGTGAAGCAATCCCATGTATTAACGTAAAGTAATCATCGCTGAACCCGTAATGACAGCCATTAGGTTCACGTGTTTCTGGTATCCGTCGACTTGTTGAATTCTTTCCATGGAGGAAACTGACAATTACATTTGTTGGAGGAATTTCTAGCCAATTGCGCCCTTCAAGAAATTCTTCACCTTCGGCTACACTAACGTGCGAAAAACGCCTGTCTAGCCAGAACTCGCGATTAAAACAAAGCGTTGCCTCACTGACACGTTGGGCTGGCTTCAAATCTAGAGGTGGAACATTCATGGCCGAAATATAGCGAGTCAAATCATACATGGGCAAAGTCGCACAGGCAACCGCACCCATTCCAGACGAGGCTAACCACGAGGCTCGCAGAGGCAACGAATCAGGTGGATAGTGGTCATCGTCGTCCATGAAAGCCAAGGTCGTAATATGCGGCCATACCGCCAAAGCAGCCGTACACCCCTTATTGCGCTTTTCGCCAATACTGGTCTTTTGGGCAAGCGATACATAATAGATTTTTAGATGGGGCATTTTTGCGCGTACCCGCGCAACCATGGTATCAACACGCTTCACTGGCTCGCTATCATCCACAATAACCCAATGTAATTTATCGGCGGGATATGAACTTATCTCAATGTTACGCAAAGAATGGAAAAACCACTCGGGACGATTGTGAACAAGAGTAATCACGCCTAGGGCTGGCAACTCCTGAAGAACCTTCGGCGGCCCTATCGCCGCACTACTTGTTTGAAGTAGCCCTTCGATGCGGGTCCATGCCTGCGCAAAACTGGCACGAAAGGCCTTATTCATACCACGTGCCACAACACCCAGCCGCGCTGGTATACGCTCGTGTGCAAGAAGAGAATCCATAGCAGCCCAAACATCCTCCCTAGTAAAGGTCCTAGCGGTATCGAGCATTTTGCCTTCGCGACCCGCTTTCGTCTTAATTAGACCGACCGACCCGAGTTCTTCACCCCAATTCTCACTGTACACAGGTATATCTGTCCACAGGGGCTGTGCGCCACATAACATTGCCTCTGCGCACGTGTAGCCGAACCCCTCTGCTACAGACGCAACACAATGGTACATTGATTCTTTTTGTAGAGTACGCCGCTCTACCTGCGAAATATACTTGCTAATCCAGCGTACATTTTCCTTCTTTGGACCGGCACCAGAACCAACAACAACAAGAGGCGGGTAGCTCGGTTTCCATGCATCAATGATTACGCGCGAGGCCGCTAATTTGTTTACAGAGCCACCGATTATATAGAGAACTTGTGGTACAGAAGGTACAGTCACGTCTAGGTCCGGTCCCCGCCATCCAATATAGGCTCCCCGCACCGAGCCAAAAAGTTTCTTCGAATGCCGTGATTTAAACAGGAAAAAGGCGGAAGGCTCCGTCAAGGCCCATGACCATGCGTCGGTCAGCCACCATTCGGCATTCGGTATAATAACGTTAATACGCGCCCAAGGAAATGCTGCCTTACAGGGAACCTCAAGATAGATGTGGATATCTGCCGACTCTGTTCCAACATACATATAAGGGTCCTGATGCTTTACCACTACATCTAAATCCGATAATGTCTTTTCAAGAAGGCGTGCGTCAAGTCCAAGACCGTATTGTTGATTTCCGGCGCCACGGCTAAAAATAACGACCTTATGACCAACCATTTCATTATATTTTCTGTGTAGTGTTTAGGTCATGAAATCGCTGGTACGCGATTTAGAATTCGTAAGTTGGAAAGACGAATTGGCGGGTCTTGAACACATGAAAACAGACGAATTTAAAAAAGCACTAAAAGAACAGCAACAACATTTTATTAAAGCCTACGCAAATATAAATTCGGATTTGAAGAAACAATGGCTATTTCTGTTTAATAATTTACCGTTAGACTACCCGCCATATTATTCGTTTCGTTGGCAGGGTCATACAGTGTACGTATGTCAGCAAAATCGTTATATTCCCAGCGTATATATTGAAATAATGGACGGTTCCAAATTAGATTTTGGTGGTGTTCGCGCTTTTGGTATAGGGTCCGACCTCTTCTGGTGTATCCAAGATTTATCATCAGGTAAAGAGGATTTGACCCTATCTATCTATTCCCCAATTCTACGTCGCTTACATGCAATACCTAACGTGGGTGAGAGTGCGGCCACACAAGGCGACCTGATTTTCTACACAACTACAGAGAATATTTTTTGGTTCAACAACGTCTACAGTATTAATTCTGTGGGAAAAAAACACCACATATACGAAGAAGACGAAGAAAAATATGTTCTGAAACTTATAAAACCAAAGGGACAAGAGGATGTATTTATCCTAAGAAAGTCTGCGCTTATGCAAGATATAGGTATATTTGATAATAATACTGTTCGGTGGCTTTCAAAAGGCTTCGGTACCAAGTTACCAATTAATAAAAATTGTATCGCGTTCAATTCATTTTTCATGCACAAGAAGACAAAAGTATTTTATCCTAAGGAGCATTATCTTGTAGATGTGTATTCGCGTGAGCATGTCCTCATATTTATTTTTTGCAAAGATACGATGCAGTGTTTATACATGTATGTAAATTCCTGGCGTCCAATTATTAATTTGCAAGTATGTGAATTAAAATTTGCCGAAGAGAGCGAAATGATTATTATGGGATTTCCGAATGCGCCAGACCGCACAATTAATTTGAATAAATTTTTTATACCCGTCGTAATGTCCGAATTGAAGGGCCCTAAATTTGCACTTGAATCAGGTAATTCACCAATTCCGTGGTTCGTCGTCAAACCGCAGGGAAGGCCGCGCGGCCTAGTAGTCTGTGGCTATGGTTCATATGGCACAGCAATGCGAAAACACCAATCGCGTTTATGGATACCATGGCTAAAACGAAATTTTATGATAGCAAGTCTCTGTGTTAGGGGTGGAAACGAAAACGGCGACCGTTGGTGGGATGCCTCAAGAACAGCACAACGTCGTAAATACGGTGTCCGTGATTTTGTCGTAGGGGTACACTATCTACAGAAACATTTCAAGTTTGACAAAACGAATACAATTATTTATGGGCGCTCTGCTGGTGGATTTCTGGTAACGGCGGCGCTCAAAGAATTACAGGATTCAATTGCGGTAGTCTATGCAGCAAAACCCTACACCGACCTATTGCGAACAACTACGAATACCAAGGCACTACAAGCAAAGCAGGAAACAGATGAATTTGGTCTCGTTGAAACACCAGAGCAGGTGTTAGATTTTATCTCATTATCACAAATTTCCCCATACGAAAATGTAGACATTCCTTTAAAACCAACTACACCAGCAGTCCTACTTACAGCAGGAACGAATGATTCTGAAGTACCAGCATTTATGCCGATACGATATGCTAAAAGACTACAGACTTATGGTTGGGGAAACGCATTTTGTAGAGTTGAGGTTGGCGAAGGACATTTTACAAATTTAGGCAATGAATCAGGTGAGGCCTTTGATGGGGCGTTTTGCGAATCGATTCTTGATACAATTGACGAAGCGGGACAGTTCGAGCATTCCACGAACATAGAGTAATTCCCCGGCGGCCCGGCAAGAACATGTGGGAAACTCTCCGGTATCACATAAAATTACGGTTGCGTTCTTTTACAGAGGTTCGGCTCTGTGCTGCGTAAAACAATTTCGCCCTAATGTAATTTAAGTTACGGAGCGATTTTTTCTGCGTAAAAGATATAAAGGTAAGAATGGATGCTCTTTTCGGTTCCGCCAATGCCAGCAAGCCCGTAACAGTCAACGCCACGGTCCCCCCGGCGGCCATCAATGCCACGGGCAAGACCCTGGCGAACGCCGTCAAGTCCGCCAAGTCCGTCTCCGAGGCCTTGAATGAGGTATCAAAGCAGTTGACGGAGGCCTCCGCTGCGCTCAAGAAGAACGAGGGTCCTATCGCCGAGACGACGGCGAATGTTGTTGGTGCCAACCAGGTCGCCGCGGCGAACGCTGTTGCGCCGATGGTTGGCGGCGTGCGCGCGGCGATGCTCGCGAGAATGCCGCGCTCGTACATCGTCGGCGGTACCCGCAAGGCCATCCGCGAGGCGGTACGCATGATTGGTGGCCTCCGCGCGGCGGCGGTCAACACAGCCAAGGCGCTCAATGACGGTGTCAAGGCGGCCAACAACCTCGCGATGCAGGTCAAGAACAACGCGACGATGACCAACGCCAACAAGGTCAATAACGCCTTGATGAGCACGAACACGCCGTTGAACAATGTAGCGATGGCGACAAACAGCACGGTCGGCGCAAATGTTGTCCCCCCGGTCAACGTAACGGCGAACAACGGTATGGCGCAGGTCAACGCCGTCAAGAACGCGGCCATGAATGTTTCCAACGCGATCAACAGCAACAACAGCAACAACAAGAACAACAAGAACAACAAGAACAACAACGACATGTACTACACGAACAACAACGACATGTACTACATGAACAAGAACAACACCAAGCAGGCGGGTGGCAACAATATGAAGATGATGTATGGTGGCCGCCGCACGCGCAAGAGCGCGAAGAAGAACTCCAAGAAGATGGTACCCATGTACAAGAAGGGCGGCTTCTTCGGCATGTTCTAAATAGTGAAAAACGATTTAGTATTGTACATTTGAAAATGTATATTAGTTAATCGAGTCCCTCCCATCCCTTTACAAGTTGCTTCTTCTTTGCCTGTCCTGAACACGGCGCAAAAGACATCCGATGAAGTTCTGTTGGCCCATGTGTCTTAAGACCCTCCATATGAATAGCCGCCCCGTAGCCCTTATTGCTTCGAAGACCATAGCGTTCATGCCATTCAGGATGCTCGTCACATGTCTCAAGAACCCAGCGGTCTCGCTCAACTTTCGCCAGAATCGAGGCCGCCGCGATAGCCAGAAAGCGTGAATCACCATCTACAATCTTATAGACTTCCGCTTCTGGATTCGCCGGCCACGCCTTCCAACAATCACCGTCCACCAGAACCCGTTGTACGGGTACAGCCAGACTTTCAAGTGCCTTATGCATCGTATTCAAATCAGCCTGTAGGACATTTTCCTCATCGATTTGCTGATTTGAACACCAGGCTGTAGCAGAGTCCACGGCACAATCCTTGACGTAGTCGTAAAGAATACCCCGCTTTCGCTCGGTCAACTTTTTAGAATCCTTAATTTGCTTTATTGCCTCACCGTTATCGAAGAAGCAGTCAATCTCGCTAGGTAGTACCACGGCACCCACATACATTCGGCCAAAGAGAGCGCCACGGCCCGCCTCATCAATACCGACCTCAATTGCATCATCTTCGAGATAGCGCAAATCATATGACATTTTAATGAAAAAGATATAATCAAGCAGCAAGTCAATTTTACTCCTCCTTATCGTGTAGTTCAGTCAACAGGTGCGAGCAGCCGATTCGCTTCGCCATTTCAATATACTTACTGTTACCTTCAGGATCCTCTACAAGAAGCATCATCAGCATGATTGCCAACTTCGAGTTACGGCTATTGATTTCATCCTGGTTTGCTACAGGCTTCGTGCTACTTCTACAACTACAACAGGCGATGGAAACACAGAGTACATAGAGAGCAAGACATACAGCAGGCAGATGTAGGTTAGAATCCGTTAGTGCTAGTTCCAACGCGTTAAAATTCATTTTCTTACTTATTCAGTCCAGTAAACAAAGACTTCAAATTTTGATAATAAAAAACATATAGTCATCAGGAGACCATGAATCCCGGCACGATACTTATTATTGTAGTCGGTGTTATCGGATTAGTATTGTATGCTACATATTCTTTAAAACGAACTGTAAAAGAGCACTTTGCGGTAGTGGACGAGGACCAACTATCAAATAAGGCTTTGCTGGCGATGCAGAATCTGGATACAAGTGCGAGTGGCCTTGACTCCATATTTAAAACCCCGGATGTGACGATGAAGGGTCCCAATACTTCGAACCTGTCCGATTTATTCAAAACAACCTTACCGAGCGTAAGCCAGCAACCCCCGAAATCGGTCTTATCTATGACAAGTCAGCAGCCGGTATCTCCAAAAACAGCCCTACCATTGATAGCACCACCTCCAGCACCCGTAGAAAGTGGGAAAACCATATCGGATGAACAGGGCACAGAACTCAAGAGACCCCAGACGAATAGTGTTCCAGAGCCTTCGAATCCCAAAACAAAGACGCTGGCACCGAAGATAGTATACAGAACCAAGAAAGTGTACGTCAAAAGCAAGTGTCCGCCGCAGCCGGATTTGAGTGAATACGTGAAGAAGGATAGCATTCCTTGCTATGGATGTAATCTCAAGTAATCACAGGAGGCATGAGACCAGCGCTAGTTCTTGGAATTCTGCTAATAACAGGATTTGTCATAAGTGTCGTGGTAAGATACTATAAAAAGACCACAGAGGGCTTTGCTGTCGCAACAGGTATATGCGGAACTAACAAAAATGATGTATTTGATTCCTCCGCGAAGGAACCAACAGGCCCTCTGAAAAATTGTAATCCTGGCACACCCCCTTTTTACAGAGAGTTAGCCAGAATAAAGGGAACAAAAGTCTTAGACCCGAAACTCTATGTATTCAAAATGCCTAATGGAACGGACCCTACGAAAAATATGGGTCCAGGCACGGCTGTCTACTTTCAGACCTTGAACACGATAGGCATGGCAGTATTAGACCCCGATAACTGGTCTCTAGCGATAGCACCAGGACCGAAGGCCGGCGCGCCTTCGTCGTCGACTACAGGTAAAGTACCGGCACCGGCTGGCACGGGTGTTATCCCAAATACTATGCCCGGCTCAACGACCGATAACTCAAAAATGGCCCTCGCGTCACCAAAAGATTTAATCGCTTTCCGTGATACTCTTATGACATATAATGCTCTCTTTGACCAGAACATACTGAAGGCGTCGAGAGATACGGAGCTACAATTCTTACACGCAAATGCTATTTCCTACCTAATCAAAGTACAGGCCCAGATTGATACTGGCAGCATAGTCGACTCCCTAAATTTTATTACATCTGAACGGGCTAAATACGAAAAGGTAATAAAAGACCTACGTCAGGGTGTTCTCCCTGCGCAGAAGACTGTAGCGAAGAAGATCCTCAAGGAGGGCCCTGGCAAGAAGGACATCACGCTGGCCGACTTGGAAAATGCGATTATCCGCGCAAAGAAGGAAAAGAAGCGCATCGATGACCTCCGTACAAGTTCAACGGACCTGAAGAAGCGCTCAATGACGCTCGAAATGGTTATCCTTGACCTCCAGGACATTGTGGATAGAATCCGTCGCGGTGAAATGAAGATAAGCCAGTTACCGTTTACGATGACCCAATTGACAAAGTTCTTGATGGAGGTCGGTGTATCAAGTTCGAAGATTACGCCGTTACCTGGTCTGAAGAAGGCACAGCAGGCTACTGCTGCTGCCACAGCAGGTAAACCAGGCACATACCCTATGCCGCAGAACAATAACGCCGTTTATATGAACGCTCTACAGCAGTTCCGTTCGGCGACTCAAGACTTGTCATGGGATATCCACATCGGGTATGACCCAGAGACAACAAATCATAGACATACGCTCGAGCGTCTGGCGCATATAACAAATGAAATTGAGACAGGCAAAGTCAAGGGTCCGGCATTAAAAGCACTTATGGTTGAACTCGAGGCATTGAAGCAGAAGACTGACAAACACAAGCGTCACACAAAGTCCCGAAAACACCCGATTTCTTCATACGAGGCATTTGGACAACCGTTCGCATTAAGCACATCTGAACCACTGGCACTCGATAATAAAGTACCGGTGAGACAGCCGTTAATACAGAATCTAGAGTTGGATAAACCATCGAATATACGCCCGGGTTATGAGCCAACAAACGAGGCCATTGCGAACCGCGCCTCTTTGGCCAGTTTTGATTACAGCAAAGCGGGCGGTCCGGATTACAAGTTACGAGCGGAGTTTCTCTGTAATCAGATTCGCGATGCCGGCCTCGGTGACCCTAAAGAATTCGGCTGCGTAGGCACGTCCGATGTAGGTCCCGATTATTCCTGGCGCGGAAACTACAAGATGGTCTGCAGCCGTCTCTCGCACACGTGGGGTAACTGGTACCCCGAAATGTTTGGATGCCCGAAAGAGGATATCGCATACCATCAGACGCCGGTTATTCACGTAGAGAAATAAACCTTCTCTGTTTGTAGGGATGAAGAACTCCAGTGCGTTCTCATATACGCTATCAGCGTTTGTGCTAGTCGCCGTTTTAGCAGCCATTGCCGGCTATTTGCTCGGCTCACGTAGTCAGAAGACCAGTGAAGGTTTTGCGTCCGGTAATTGTAATGTATGCGATAAACCAAAAGTAAACTGCAAGTGCCAAATCGGCAATCCACCACCGCCTGCTCCTGCACCGATGCTTGCGCCGCCACCTATGCAGTGCCCACCCACCCAGACCTGTCCTATGTGCCAGGGCTGCAAGCCGTCGTGCGGGTGCCCACAGAAGGCGGTAAATCTTCGTGACTCGGTAGGTCCCGACCGTATGAATGCGGGTCTCCCGGCCTCGATTAGCACGAGCCCGTGCCCTGTACCGGACCCGACGAAGTATGTATTAAAAGCGACGATACCGCCATGCCCACCGATGCCTGACATGAGCCGCTATATGTTGAAGACAGAGTGCCCGAATCAGCCGGACATGTCCAAGTATGTACTGAAGTCATCCGTACCCAAGTGCCCACCGTGCATCAGCACGTGCTCCAAGCCGTGTAAAATCGGTGAGTGTCCGCCTTGCCCGCGCCCGCGTTGCCCGACACCGAACTGCCCTGACCCCAAGCCGTGCCCCGCGTGCCCATCGGTTCAGGTACAGCCGTGCGCCGAGCCCCGTGTTCAGTGCAAGGCTGCCTACGAGCCCCAGAGCACGGTCAGACCAATGTTGGCCTCGACAAGCCAGTTTGGCCTATAAATATCTTTTTAGTTCTTATTAACATACTAATATTTAGTATAGTAATACATGCTATCGCCAAATCAAAAAGATATTAGCCGTGGTAAGAACGGTATCGTTTATTATAAGGCATTGAACTGTAAAGATAATAGGCAACCGACGGGCGATTATGTCTCAAAATTAATGACGCGGAAAAAGGCACTTGAGGAGTATTCTCAATCTGACAAAATAAGAGCTACAATTCCGACAGGGGCAGTCTATTCAGAGTATATGTGCGATAGTTCATATGTAAGAGGTGATAAAGATACCCTGATATTTTCAAAGTTCGGCGGATATCCACTGGTAGCTTACTGGGACTATTTAGATGAATATACCAAAGATACAGAAATTAAGTTTGAACCAAACTATTGGAATACGGTTATGAAAGGTTTACATACGTTAAGACATAAAATTGTTGAAATGAACAATAAAGGCCTATATCACAATGATATAAATCTTGAAAATATACTTTATAATCAAGACACCGGTAAAATGTTATTAATAGATTTTGCCGAAGCGACCGACAAGCCACTCGGCAAAAAATACAGAAACGGTTCGCCTCGTACAGATGTAACAACAATAGATTCTATAATTGATGACTTTATTTCGTTTAGACCCTTGAACATTA